ATTAGCTTTAAAAGAATTAGGATTTGATGAACCTTGTTTTGGGTTTTATGACGAAAGTTTATACTTTCCAAATAATGAAAATCAATATGGAACATTTTGTAATCAAATATTAGATGCATCCTCTTGTTCAGCACCACTTTACCAACAAGCATTTAGATGGTTTAGAGAGAAGTATGGTTGGACTATTAAAATAAATAAAATAGTAAAAGATACTTGGAGTTTTACTCTTGAAAATTTTACATTAAAAAGAGAGTTGTTTGAAGGTAGATTTAATACCTACGAAGAAGCAGAACTTGAATGTCTTACTAAATTAATAGAAATAGTAAAAAGTAAATAATTATGGAATTTTTAAATGATAAAATAAATACTAAGTCAGAAGCTAAGTCTTTTATTAATAATTTATTCAATGAAGATAAGTTGTTTCATTTTGATGATGACCCAAGAGAAATTATAGATATTACAGGCACATCAATTTTTACTGAAAAAGAATGTTTATTACTTGATGAAAGATTAAACGAAATGTTTTTAACTGGATTTGATTGTTATGCTTATGCACTTAAATTAATTATTAATAAATAAATTATGGAAATTACTCAATTTGAAAAACAAGTATTTGATTACTTAAATGATTTAAGAGAAAGTGGAGTTACAAATATGTATGGTGCTTGTCCTTATATTATACTTAAATTTGATATAACTCAAGAAGAGGCTATTAAGGTATTAGCTAAATGGATGGAGAATTTTAATCCTAATGGATATGATGATTTAAAAATAACCAATAAATAATTAAAACAATGGAAGTAAAAATTTACAGAGAAAAAGAAAACGAAGTTCTTATTTTAGATGAAGGACAATTAGCAGAGTATCACCAATTGACTGCTGAATTAGGATTACATGTTATTGATGATTCTGAGAAACAGAAAGTACCTAATGTGTATACTTTTTTAAATTCAGCTATGACTAAACAGATTCATGCTATATGTCCTATGCATGTAGATGTCGTTAGTTACAAAAAGTCTACTATACCTGTAGAAGTATTAAAAGTTCTTAAGTTTGCTAAAGACAATAATATGTATGAAGGTTATGAGATATGGTATAATGATGTTGAGCCAGACCCTTTATTAATTGGTTGGAATTATTCTAATGAGAATGCTAGAGTTAATAAATATAATTGGGTTAAAGATAGATTCTTAATGGCTCGTTGGGGAGACTGTGCAATGGAAATTCCTGAATTATTGCAATTAGGTTTTGATAAATTAAAAGAAAACTTATTAGATAAAGCTAAATCTGCTATTAGTACTTGTCAATCTGTAATTAATGAGCCAGATTTGCATGTTAGAAAGCTTCTAAGTGACCAATCTACTACTATTGACTTAACTACTGTTTCTTCAAATACTATTTATTAAAACTTAGATATGAAAAAAATAACCAGATTTGATAAATTTTGCTACGGATTTATAATAATATCAATTCTTTATGTTGTAGCTAGAATAACCTATCAAATTAATTTTGAGTAGGTTTATTATAAAGTAAATTATCTTTTTCAATATTTTTGTGAAGTACCGAAAGAACTACTCCACCGGCAATTAGACCAATCATTAGGTTTCTTTTCTGGTAGTAGTTTTTTCCAATTAAATAAGATGCTCCTAAAACAGTTGACCACCATAAAGCATTAAAACCATAATAACCTATAGCATCTTTAATCCAATACTCTTTAGGTGTCATAGTTTTCTCTTCTAACTTTTGCTTATTATTCCTTTGATAGTTAAAGTAAACCGCATCTGCTGGAGTAGGTATTAAATCTGAAAGTAATAGACCTGCACCTAAAGCATAAAGTATATTGGTCTTATGTTCATGGCTTAATGTCATTATTTTTTAATTTGATTTCTATAATAATCTTTTGAGTGCTCAATTCTTTTATATGCCATGTAGAATAATACTGCTACAATTCCATATCCAACGTATAATATTCTTTTATCTTTCATAATTTTTATTTTTTAAACGAATTTACCTTTTGAAAACATGATTGCTCCAAAAAATGCTACTGCACTTCCTATTACAATTACCCCTATACCTTTTGTTAAACTATATTTTTGATTATATGAAAAATAAGCAAGTCCAAGAGGTACTGCTGATGTCATTAATGTTGTTTTTAAAGGAAATTTGATTTTAGCAATTTCTTCTTCCATTCTTTTATTAACATCTTCTTTGCTTTGTAATGGTTTATAAGGCATATTTGTAGATTGTGCAACATTACCTTTAATTCCTCCATGATTTAAACATGCCGGTGCTTTACCATTTAATATGTCTTTAGTCCCGTCATTACATGTAACTTCAGCTAAATTAATTTTAGCTAATGTTTCTTCTGATATAAAACTCATAATCTTATTTTTTAAATTTTTTGTAAATTAAGTAACCAGCAACTAATCCAGCTACTAATAATAAATGATTTTTGTGTTCTTCAAAAAATGATTTTTTTTGCATTTGATTTATTTGTTTAGCTTGTGCTTTATTAATTTCTTCTTGTGCTTTTAATAATGTTTGTTGGTCTTGTGGTTTTGGTTGGTTAATTTTATCTCCAGTCCATACTTGACCAGTCATTCCTCCAGCATCTGGAACGTTTGACCAATCTATTTTTTTCAAATCAGTACCTATTGTATTTACCATAATCTTATATTTTAATTTATTCATGTATTTAACTTTACAAATATAAAAAATTTTAATAAAACTTTAACACTTTATATTTTTTATTAAACCAATATCTTTTATATATTTGTACCAATAAACTTAAAAACAACAAAAAAAATGAAAAGAAGATTCACACCAGAAGTAACTCTTGAAATGCTTAAAGAGTTAAAAAAATCAGTTGACGATAAAACTTTTATAGTTGAAGATTTTAAAAAAAAATACCCAAGTTTTTATAATTTTAGAAAATTTATTTTTTCTAAAGGATTAATGTCTCAACAGTATGGTATATGTAAATGGATTAGTATTGAACCAAACATATATATGGCTAAAGAGCTTTTAGCACTTTATCTTGCTTATACTAAAGAAAATAATGCAAGATATAGAGAAAGTTTAAAAATTAAAAAATTACAAAAAGATGATTTTCCAAAAATTCTTTTAGATATTGAAAATAAAGAAGTTGAAAAAGAAGTTAAAGTAGAAGTTGAAGATAAACCTATTTTTGTAGATATTGACCCTTTTGAAGTAACTAAACGTATAGAAAATTTAGAACTTGAAAATGAAAAATTAAAAAATAGAGCTGAGTTTTTATATAATGAATTGGAAACTTTAGAAGAATATAACGAAACTAAAAATAAAAAAATAGCTTATTTGGAAAATAAAATTGAAAATTTAGAAGCAAAACCTGAATCTGACTCAATTTATATTGCTAAAGATGCTGAATTTTATAGAGATTTAACTTCTCAAGAAAGAATGTCTAATGTCATAAGTTCTAAAACTTATAAAGTACTTGGTATTACTATTTTTTCAATAACTATTAAATAAATTAAAAATGACAAAAAAGAAAACTAAAACAGAAGAACTTAAAGACGATGCTAATTATGCTATTGTCCCTGAAGGTAAATTAGCAATTTTAAAAGAATGTGGAGTTAATTATGAAGGTAGAAATATCTTATTACAGCAATTAGAAGATAAAAGTGTTGGTATTTATATTACAAGACCAGATAAAGGAGAAGAACATCCAGCACAGCAATTAAGATTAAGTGAATTGACTTTAAATTTATTACTACTTGCTATTTTTGAAGCTGGTAGAGAATTTAATATTGATTTTGAAAAAATTACAAATGAAATTGAACAAAACTTAAAAAACAAACAAGATGAAAGCAAATAATGAAAATCCATTTGAAGGATTAGAAAACCTTAACAACATAGAGTTTGAACCAACTATTCAAGTAATGTCAGATTTACAGCATAAACAGTCAAAAGGAATAAAAGTTCAATCTGTTGTCTATCCTACAAACTACAATCCACATAGAGATGAACAATCTGTTATTGATTGGTTATATAATAATATACAATCTTTGCATACTGCTAACTTTGTACTTAGGATTAAGTATAATAATTAATAATTTGAAATGTCTTTATTTGACTTATTTCAGTTTATTTATTTTTTTGGTTTAACTTAGTGTTTTATAATATTGTATTTTTACACTAATTAATTAAAAATTAACTATATGAAAACTAAAGATTTACTTTTAACTGTAGGTTTAATAGCTGGAGCTTACTATTTATTAAATAAAAATTCAAAACCAAAAAATGATACTAGTGATGGTTCAGAAAGTGGTGGTTCTGCTCCTGGTGGAGGTGGAGGCGGTGCGTTTCCTTTAGGTTATCACCCAATAATACCTGCAATATCTAATCCAACTCCAGGGCCGATTGAAGTAGTAGTTGTTCCAGTTCCACCAAAGCCAAGACCTAGAAATATTGAAAATCAAATAGGTTCTCCAATAGTTGAACCAGATTTAATGCCTAAACCTAATACTAATGATACACCAGCGCCTTCTTCTACAAGTCCTAGACCAACTGTTAATAATCAATTAGAAACTGCAAACCCATAAAAAAAACTTAAAAATAAAAAAATGATTACTAAAAAAATTCAAAGAAAATACCCTGATGCAGATTGGGATTACAAAGCTATATCTACTATCATTAATGATAATGGTATTAAAAGAGAAATTGTATATTATACTAATGTAAGTAAAAGTAAAAAAAGAGAAGGTGTTGAAATGTTTACTGGACCAAATTATATTGTTAATTCAGGAGGTAAAAGCAGCTCAAGAAGTTATGATATAAAAAGTATTCCTGTTAAATATCAAGATGTCGTTAAAAATTTAAAATCTATTTATAGCAAAACTAAATGGAGTACAGCTCGTTTTGTAAATGAAAATTAAAATATATTTTATTTATTGATTAAAAAACAAGGGCTTTTAGTCCTTTTTTTACCTTTAATTATTATATTTGTACCAATAAACTTTAAATAAAAATTATGTCAGCACCAAGAAATATCAAAGAACAAGTTTTAAGATTAAGAACTGAAGGAAAATCTTATAGAGAGATTGAAAAAGAATTAAGTTGCTCAAGAGGCAATGTATGGTTTCACTGTAATAAACATGGATTAACAGATACAGGTAAAAAGAAACATGCAATTGATAAAAAAACAAAAAAACAAATAGCTAAATTTTGTAAAACTCATACTAGTAAAGAAGCAAGTGAGTTTTTTAAACTTTCAATTCAGACTATTAAAAATTACCGTAAATTCGAAGGATAAAAAATGAAAAAAAACTTTTCTTTAAAAATATTCAACATTTTAGCCAAAAGGGTTTACAAAATATCCAAAAAAAGAAAACTTGGTTGGAAATGGCGTGATGCTCAAAAATGGACTTCGGCTAATATATTTCAATTATATAAAGGAAAACCTGTTTCTAAAATTAAAGTAACAGATGTTGATAAAAACATTATTGCTATTTTAGATAATCAACCTGTTATACCTATACCTGGAAAAGATATATGTTTTGATGTCTTTAATATCCCAACTAAATATTTAAAAGATATTAATTGGTGGATGTTATATGATGCTATTGATTTATTCGATGATAATCTTAATATTGAAATTTCAATAGATGGAGTTTTAGATACAGCTATCGTTAAAAAAAGCCAATTGATTCAACTTAAAGATGCTGTTGAAGATATGAGAAAATTAGGTTTCTCTTCTGATGACTACATTATTTTTAAAATATTAGTTATACCAGGTAAAAAAGATGATGGTAAACCATGTTCTTATTACGTTTTAGCTACTATGCTTAATTCTGTTCAAGATAATAATACTAAAAATGATGAGATTATTAGAATTGTATCTGAAACAGATATTCCTAAAAAAGCTAAAAAGAAGCTTGATAAAAAAATAAAAGCTAAAGAAGAAGCTAGAAAAGCTAAAGATAAAAAATTAAAAGCTTTAGGTAAACAAAGACCAAGTGTAATTGAAGGAGAACAAGAAGAAAAAGACAAGAAACTTATCATGGAAACTTTAAAAAATTTAGAAGATTTATATAATAAAGGTCAAATTAGTGAAAGTCTTTATAAGGCTAACGTTAAAGAGTTAAAAAATAAATTAGCTAAAGGAGGTAAGATTTAATAATGGAAAACCAAGAAAAAAAACAAAAAACAATTTACTCAAAAACTAGTAGCGAAAGATTCGTTGATAAACTAATTAGAGGGAAAGGTAGTTTTATGATTAGAAATGGTAGTGAATGCAATGAGTTATTATTTGATAATTCTCACTACATATTTCCTAGTAAAAATAAAATCTTTCCTTCTGATATGATATTCTTATTTAATATGGTTAGATTAGATGTCAAAAAGTATCTTAGTTTAAATGATGATGTCATACCGCCTATTAAGGTTAACGTTACTGAGTATAATTATAATTATCAAGATAAAGATGATTTAATAACTGCTACTGATTTAAACCATGCTTTCTGGAGAATAGCGTTTGTCAAAGGTTATATAAGAAAAGAAACTTATGAAAAAGGTTTAGCCTCTAAAGCTAAAGCCATAAGATTAGCTACTTTATCTGTTTTAGGTAGAGAGAAAAAATTTGATACTTATGTTGATGGTATCAAAACAGAATCATTTATCTTTAAAGAATTAAACGAAAAATTTAGAAATGTCTACATAGATATTAGATACTCTTGCTACTATATGATGTATGAAGTAAGCCAATTATTAGGTGATGATTTCGATTGTTGGAAAACAGACTGCATTTATTATAGAGATACTCCTCAAAATAGAAAATTAGTACATGACTATTTTGATAAAAAGAATATTACTTATAAGCAATTGGTTTTTAAACAATAAATTATTATAAGTATATTTTCTTATTTTTTTTAATAATTATTTTTTTTATAATAATTATTTATTATATTTGTACTATCATTTAAACTTAAACCAAGAATGAATTTAAAAACAACAGAATTTTCTGAAGAAGAAAATAAAAAACAATTTAAACTTACCAACTTTAATGAAATGGGTATAGATATTCATATACTCAATGAATCTAATAATTTTCATAAAATACCATCTGGAAATTTTTACAAGTTCGGTGTTTTCAAAGACGGCAAATATTATTGGTATTGGTATGGAAAACCAGTTGCTGATAGTAGAGAAAAGATGTATGAGATTTACACTGCTTTATTAAAAGTAAGAGGCCTAGGTGATATAGTTTTCATTTACAAAGTTAAAAAAGTATGATTAGAATACATAAAGAAGAAGCAGATAGACTAGTTTTGTCTGTACTAACTGAATTATCTAAAGTTGAAGACAAAGATTTTGCAAAACAGTCTTTAGATTTAATGGATGATAGTTTAGATAACGCTTTATTTACCGGTGTTATTTTAAATAAATCAATACCAAGTCTTTTTAGTAAAGAAGAAGAAGATTTAAGAAACTCTTTAGTTACTATAATAGGTTCTTTTTTTTATAGTGTAAAAGAAGATGGTACTGATATATCAGGTCATGAACTATCTAAGAATTTAATTAAATTTATGTCTAAAGAAGATGTTTCTAGAAAAGGTTATAAAGAAAGCATTAGAATGAAGTTTGCTTTATCTCAATTTGCAATTGCTTTTTTAGAATACGAAAAGCTTGAAAAAAAATATCCTGCAGTAATGAAATTCATGTAAATAATAAACCAATAAACTTTAAACAACAATAATATGAACATTTTAGAAGAAGCAAATCAAATTGTAAATCAACGTTCTGAAGAAAAAGAACGTACGTATGGTCCATTCAGTGAAGGAATGAACAGAGCCGCTTTAATTTTATCAGGAATGGTAGGATATGAAGTTGATGCTATTTATATGTATAAAGCCATGATAGCTTTAAAATTATCTAGAGAATCTTATAACCATAAAGAAGACAATTTACTTGATTGTGTAGCTTATATTGGAGCAATGAATAATCATATTAACGATTTTTAATTATGAAAACAGGTATAATAGGAATTTTAAATAATCCAGCTACTTCTAAAAACTCACACTCGGCTGGTATGGTTCACATAGTATCTAAACTTTATGATGCTAAAGTATTAACTGAAAAAGATAATTGGCTTGAATACGAAAAACTAATTATATATCACGGTGTTAATTTTAAACCTGGGGTTTTTAATGTCATAGGTGGTATAAACGATGGTGTTTTATTAAGAGCTAAAAAACTAAACGATTACATAAATAGTAAAACAGAACAAGATTGGCTTGAATCTGTATTTTCATTAGATGGTTTTCAATTAAATGGTTTTTCTATAAAAAGAAAACTAAACTTATATGATGATGCAAAAGATATAAGTATAATACCTCTTGCTAATAGAGAAAATTTAGTAATAGGTGATTCTCATTCTTTATCTGTTTGGCCTAACGAAGAATATACTATTTCAAGAAATGATGGTAAAACTCTTCATGGCTTTTTAAAGCAAAATAGAGATTTATCTGATTACAAGAAAATTATATTTTATTTTGGAAATATAGATTTAAGATTCCATTTAGCTAGACAAGAAAATCCTATTGAAGCAACTAGAGATTTATTTAAAAGATATGTTGATTATGCTTCTAAATACGACTGTACTTTAGTTCAATTACTTCCTGTAGAAGATGAATCAAGAATACTTCCAAAATCTGGTCAATATAAAGGTCAAAACTTTTATGGTTCTATTGAGCTTAGAAAACAATTAAGACTTGAAGCTAATAAAATTATAGTTGAGTCTGGATTACCTACCATTGATTGGCCTTTAGAATATTTAGATAATAATGGTAATTTATCTTTCGAAGTCATGGAGCCAAAGCAATCTGTTCACTTAAAACCTGAATTTTACTTAAGAAACTTTAAGAGACAATTAACTTTATTTTAATGGAATATTCATTTGAAATTAAAGGTGATTTATTACAAGCTTTAGATGAATATCATTTTAAAAGCATGTTAATGGAAAAATATGTTATTGAGAAAAATCATTTTGAAGGTGATATTGAAAAAGCAGTTAATGATGATTTAATTTATCATATACCTATCTATGATATGGGTCAAAGAAAATATGCTGCCTTTTGTTCTTTTACAGAAGCTGTTTGGAATAAAGATAAAGATGTCAAAGGTAACGGAGTACATTTTGCTAATCATGAAATTAAAAATGAATTTGATTGGTTGATGTTATTTTACTTATTTAGATTATCTGGCTCAGGTATTAATTATAAACCTAAAACAGATAGTTTATTTACTTCATTTATAGGTACTCATGGTTTTGGTAATTTTTGGATTGTAGATTCTATTTTAAAAAATAAATTTACTTATCAAGAATGGTTAAATGATTTAAAAAATACTAGTAAACCATTTACAGATAATAAAGGATATTTATTGCCTCAATTTTCATTTGAAGGTTTAGAATCAAATCATTTAAAAAAATTTATTCTAGAATACTCAGTTGATTTGGTAACTCATTTATATAATTTTATGTTAACTGGTCAAAAACAAATTTATCAAATAACAGATGAAGGCAATAAATGGCTAAATGATAAAGGATTTAAAAGACAAAACTTTGTTTTAACTGCTTTCGCTGCTGATTTAGCAGAGTATTTTCCTAATTACGTAGATAGATTTGGTCTTGTTTACGCAGGCACTAATGCTACTAAATGTATTAAAGCAATATTTCCTAAAATAAATAAAAAAACTTCTGAGTTTGAATATATCAATGATGTCTTACAATTTCAATCTAAACGTTATAAATTAACTCCTATTGATTGCGAAGACTCAAGAAACTGTGATTTAATTAGATATTTTCAAGAATATCAATCAAGTCACCATATACTTAAAAACAAAGGTATTAAAATGAAAAATAATTCAGTATTAAAACGAACAATGGGATTAGATAACTATTATCAATTCTCTAACAACTTAAAATAATGGCACACGATAAACACATTATAGATGGCATCAATAAAGATGTCAATATGTTATACCCTGATAAACATGCTTATCTTGAGCTAACTAAAGATTTTAAATCATTACTACCTAATATTATAATAAAAGAGCATGAAGGAGTAAAAGTAGTTAGAGAAGATTTAACTTTAGTTGGTGGTACAAAAACTAGAGCTGGAGAATTTTTAGTTTCTCAAGTTAAAAAAAATACTTTAGTTTACGTAGTTCCTAGAGTTGGTCATGCAGGTATTGCTATAATGGAATTGGCTAGACTTTATAATAAAGAAGTTATATTTTTTATGCCTGCTTGTAAAGAGATTTCAGACCATCAATCTTTTATTATTAATATGAAACCTAAAGATGTCATATTTGAAAGAATTGCTGCGATGCCTAATTTGAATTTATTAGCTAAAAAATACGCAGAGCAAAATGGTTATCAATTCTTACCTTTTGGTTTAAATCATTATAATACTATTGCTGGTTTTGTAAGAATATGTGAGAACTTATTAAAAAACTATGATGAACCAGAAGAAATGTGGTCTGTAGTATCAACAGGAGTACTTACTAGAGGTTTACAGATAGGTTTTGAAAATACAAAAATGAATGGTATCTGTGTTGCTAGAAATATGAAACAAGGAGAATTAGGTAGAACTAAAATAATATCAGAACCATTACCATTTTTACAAGACGAGAAAAAAAGTAATTTACCTGAATTTAATACCGTGCCTAGTTACGATGGCAAAGGTTGGAAATATGTGCCTAAAAATACTGGTAGAAATGTTTGGTTTTGGAATGTTGCAGGTAATATTTCTGCTCCTGAAAACTTTGATAAATCTAAAATAAATTCTTATAGAGATTGGAGTAAAAATCAAATTTAAAAATTTAACTTTTCTTTAACATGTTGAACCAATATTCTTTCTATATTTGTACCAATAAACTTTAACAATAACTTAAAACAAAAAAAAGATGAACATTAAACACAAATTAGCTAGTTCTAAAGACAAAAAATGTACTATTTTAGCATCTGATATTGCTAAAAAATTTAAAACTTCTGATGATGTAATAAAATTACATTATTTAGATTACGGTTTTTTTGTAACTTACCATAAATCAAGAAATGGTAAAACTTACTACTGTGATTCAATATTCCCTAATGCTGTACCTATGCCAAGTATAGGTCAACCTGTTGCTTTAAATGTTCTTTTAATACAATTAATTGATTTATTTGTATTACAGCCTGAAAGCGAAAAAGAAATGGTTTTAGATATGAAATTAACTAATGAGTTTGAGCCTATTAGAATCTGGGCTAACAAGAAAGGTATTTTTGAGAAAGGCAATCCAACTACTCAATTTGCTAAACTTATTGAAGAAGCAGGCGAATTAGCTAAATCTTTATTAAAACAAGATGAAGAAGAATTTATTGATGCTATAGGTGATTGTGTAGTAGTTCTTACAAATCTAGCTAAATTAAAAGGTTATAATATAGAGGATTGTATTAACTCTGCATATTCTGTTATAGCAAAAAGAACTGGTAAAATGGAAAACGGAACTTTTGTAAAAGATATATAATGGAATTTATTAATGCACAAGAAGCTTTTGAGTTTTATTATAATCTTATTTTAGAACATGGAAAACCTCTCAATAATACTAAGTTTATTCAAAACGAAGGGTTTTATATTTTAAACCCTATTGATAATAAAATAAACACTGAATTTAGAAATTGGAAAAATTCTTATGCTCAATTAGAATGGGATTGGTATTTATCTGCTAATAGAGATGTTTCTGAGATAAAAAAACAAGCTAAAATCTGGGACAAAATGCATAATGGTGATAATTTAGTTAACTCTAATTATGGTTACCAATGGTCTAGAAATAATCAATTACAATTTATAATTGATGAATTAACTCAAAACCCTAATTCAAGAAGAGCTGTAATTACTATTTATGACGGTAAAGACCATGAATTGCATTCTCTTGATACTCCATGCACTTTAAATATAGTTTTTAATATAACAGATGATAAATTAAATATGAGCGTTCTAATGCGCTCTAATGATTTATGGTTTGGATTCTGTAATGACCAATATTGTTTTAGTAAATTACAAGAATTAATTGCTTTAAAACTTAACTTAGAAATAGGCTGGTATTATCATTTTGCTAATAATTTACATTTATATGATAAACATTTTGATAGCTTGATTAATCATAAAAATATGTTTATATTTACTAAAAAATAAATAAATGGAAGCTTTACTTATCACTACCGATAATAAAAAAAGAAAATTAAACGTAACTACTTTTATAGAAGCTAAGTTATTGGTCTGTAATTATAATTCTGATGCTACAGTTCAAGTCGTAGAACTTATAGATGGAAATGTTTTAATGTTTGATGAAGAAGGTAAATTGAAAGATTTATCTTTTAATGAAATAGCAACTAATTTAGCTCATGTAGGTCTTGGTATATATCCTAGTGATTTTATAGTCGGAGATGTCTTAATGCTAGAACACGACGAATTTATTAATTTGCCTTATGAATAAAAAAAAGGGTTAGGTAACAACTCCTAACCCTTAACCAAGAAACTTAAAAACAACATTATGGAATAATGATGTTATATCTACAAATATAGAAATTAAAATACTTTACTTTTTTACTAATCAAATAAATATCAAAAACTTAAATTTAATTTATAATTTTCAATTATGAAGACTCGTTTTTATAAATACTTTTTTCAAGGAATAGAAAAACCTGTTGTAATGGAAGCTGAAGATAGATTTATGGCTTACGAGATGTTAAAACAATTAAGTTTCAAATCTCAAACTAAAATAGATATGACTAAGTTAGAAGATATGCGTATTGAAACTCCTCTTGTTGGTATAACTACTAAAAAACGTAATGGTATTGATTTTACTTGGGTAACTAAAAAACATACAAGTGATGGCTGGTTAGAAACTGAAGAGTACCAAAAAATACAAAAACTTAAAAAATAAAAAAATGGAAATTAGATTTGATAAACCTATAGAAGTTTCTGCTAAACAATATTCTAGAATCATGACTCAACTCAAAGGTGTTTGTGCCGGTAAAGTTGAAAATGGAAAATATTTTATAAAAATTTGGCTAATGTCTTGGTCTAAAGAAGTAAAAATGATTTTAGAAGCAGAAGCATAATGGCTAAATTACAAAAAATAGAAGCTTTAAAAATTGAATTAGATAAATTATCGGTTAGATATTGTATAGAAAAAGATGAATCTTTAAAGCCATTGATAGATAAATTACAATCTGATTTAGATTATTTTAATTACGGAATTAAAAAAACAAAAAAATGATAAATATTTCTCAATCTTTTTTAAAAGAATACGCAAAATACAAAATGGGAGAAGTTTGTGGTTTGCAAGTAAAAGCAAAATATATTGATAAAGTAGTATTTCCTTCTTCCGATGCTATGGAATATGGTAACTTTTTTGAATATAAAGCTACTGGCTCTCTACCTAGAGATGGCCATGAACCTGTTGCTAAAATAGTATATGCAGGTACTAAAAAAGAATCTATAGCTGAACAATATAAAAAAGCTATTGAAAGTGCTGAATTATTTAAAAAAATAATTAAACATTATAATATAGATATTGTAGATACAGGTAGAGTAGTAACTCAAGACGGTATGACTGGTATTATGGATATAGTTGCTAATTGGAACGATAGAGTAGTTATAATAGATACCAAATATTCTGGTTTATTAGATGATAGATGGAATGCTTTAGGTTGGGATTTAGATTCACTTCCTGAGAAACACAATACTATGATTCAATCTGTTCATTATAGAATTTTATTAGCTAAAGAATTAAATTGTGAACCAGAAGATATTGATTTTTATTTTTTTGTATTTTCTTCTAAAGAAGTAAATGATGTAAAACTTATCAAAGTAACTTCTGATGAAAATACTTTTTCTAATCATTTAACTACTATTGAATGGATGAAAGAAGAATTAAAAAAGCCAGTAGATAAACTATTTAGAGCAAGACCTGAATTGAATAGATGTTTTAAATGTCCTATTAAAGATACTTGTTCTTTTAAAATAGAAATACCTTTAATAAATGAAGTTAGCTATTAATTTTAGATGAAAAATTTCAATGAACATATTATTAGTATATATGCTGAAATTAAATTGTTAACTGATTATAAAAACAATTTAAAAAAGTATATTTATTCTCAAAATATCTCTGGAAAGATTAGATTCATTGACTTTCAAAGAACTATAAGTGAAATAGAAAGAGTTGCTATAGAAATAGTAGAATTAGAAAAAACCAAGAATAAATTAATTAAAATCAACGAAAAATTATGACGAATATTTCAACAGATGTAGTTGGTAGCTTTACTACTACAATAGAAAAATATGAAAAGAAAAATTTGCCTGAACTTTTAGAAGGCTCAGGTATGACTGCTTCTCAATTTAAACAAATAGTTATTAATGAATTAAAGAGGTCACCTAAATTACAAGAAGTATTTTTAAAAAATCCATCTTCTTTATTTGCTAGTATTTTAAGTTGCTGTGAATTACAATTAAACCCTAGCCAAATGCTTGGTGAATTTTATTTTCTTCCATTCAAAGATGTCATTACTCCTATATTAGGTTATAAAGGTTTAGTAACTCTTTTAATGCGCTCTGATAAAGTAAAAAAGATATGGAGTGAAATAGTATATGAAGATGATGATTTTGAATATGAGCTAGGTTTAAACCCTAAACTTGTACATATACCTAATCATGATGGTATAAGAAACTCTAAAACTTTTAAATACGTTTACTCTTGTGCTAAATTAGATGATGAAGTTGTTTTTAAAGTAATGTCAAAATCAGAAATACAAGCCATTGCTAATATGTCTAAATTTCCAAATGATTTATATTTTAATGATAAAAAAGACCCTGAGAATTGGATGCAAAAAAAAACATGTTTAAAGCAATTAGCTAAATTAATGCCTAAATCAGATGATAGACTTAAGAAAGCGATAGCATTAGATGATAATGTTGAAGGTGGTGGCTATTTAGTACTTGATGATACAGATACTGTTAGAGTAGTTCAAGGTACTGTAATTGGTAAAAAAAATACTTTATTTGAAAGGTTAAAAAATAACCAAAATGATGTCTTAGAATAAAAAAATTACATATATTTGTAGTTGTAAAAATTTAATAAGTAATCCATAACTTATTGTTTTAGTTAAAGTGAAAAGAAAAACCCGATTCGCCAAGCGTTTCGGGTTTTTTGATTATATACCACCATCTACTATAATCCAATTATTTGGTGCGCCAGTTAATATGTTTTTACCAGCTTGTCCAGCTATTGTGTATTTTATACTTCCAAAGTTTACGTTTGTAAGGTTTGGCTGAACAGGTAATAAACTCCAGCCATTGTATATAGCATTTAAGTTTGTCGTAGAGTAATTTAAGTTTGTTTTATTTAACATAAAGTTTAAAAAACTTGAAACATTAGATATATTCCAACTTCCTATGTTTTGATTAAAAGCTGTTGCTGAATTAAACATTGATGTCATATCAATAACATTAATAACATTCCAAGAATTTAATGGTTGATTAAATATAGATGCTCCTCTAAACATAAATCCCATATTTGTAGCACTGCTAACATTCCATGAATTTAATGGTTGATTGAAAGCAGTGTTAAAATTAAAAACACTTCCAAAATCAGTTACGTTGCTAACATTCCATGAATTTAATGGTTGATTAAATGAAGTAGCTGTTGCAAACATTCCAAAAATACTTAAAGCACTAATTAAATTCCAAGAATTTAATGGTTGATTAAAATTAGTAGCGTTAGAAAACATAGAGGCAAAAGTTTGAACATTACTTACATTCCAAGAATTAATATTGTAATTAAATGGTGTACTTTGAAACATACTATTCATATTAATAACTGAAGAAACATTCCAGTTACTTAAATTATCATTAAAGTTACTATTTGAAAATAAATCATCCATAAAAGTAACATTACTTACATTCCATTGATTAATATTATTAATAGTAGTTAATGAATTACAACTGTTAAACATAGATGTTAATATAGTCGTTCCTGTTAAATTTAAAACACCTACAACAGAAGATAAGTTTAAATTTTGACAAAAAGCAAAATAATTACCAGTATTTCCAAGTTTTAAAGTTCCCCAGTTAGAAATTGAAAGTATTTTATTCCTATCTCCAGTAAAATTAAATACAAAACCTGTTATTGTACCTGTTATAGTAATAGTATAAGTACCTGCTACTGCATAAGTATGAAGTGTCTGAGCTTGATTCCAAACTGTGATTGTGTTTTGAGTGCCATCTCCCCAGTTTACTACAAAGTTATAAGTTCCTGAAGAATCTAAAGGTAATTGTACTTGGTTAGCAGCGCTTGAACCTACTGTTGTATTACTAGTATTCCAAGTAGAAATGAATGCTGTTGAAACCACTTCTAAAGCTCCATATATATAATAACTACTAGAAACATAAATAGTATCGCCGCTATATTGAAATAAACCTTGATTTAAGCTATTTAAAGCGCTAACTACTGATTGAATATTATTACTACTCAAAGAAACAGAATAATAGACAGGTGTAGTGTTTGATGTATTAGAAATATAAATAGTAACTAAATAACTTCCGCTATAATTTTCAGTAGTTAAATTCCAACTATACATTCTATCGGAGTTACTTGCTGAATTTATATTTGGTATAGCTTTTAATATCTCAATAGATTGTGAAAAGCTTGTGTTATTTTTAATTCTTAAAACTATTTGTGTTTCTACTTTTCTCATAATTTTTTATTTTTTAAAAGTAAATAAACCGTGAATCCAATTATTGCTACACTAGTCCATCTTAAAACTTGAGGAGAAATATAACTTTTATTTTTAGCTAAATTTACAAAATGCTCACAATTAAAGTTTATAAAATCATATTTGTAATCTTTAAGTATTTTAACTAATTCATCAATGTCATTAACGTTTAGATTTGTTTTTTCTACACTTACAATATCTCTACCTTTAATCCATTTATCTAATTTTTCTTTAGTTGTATTGCCACCTTTTGAATTAACTTTATCAGGGTGATTATGAATTATATAAATATCATCTTCATCTTTTTGTATAATTCCATAATGATAAATAATTGGTAAAATATTAGCTTTAGTTTTTATTAAATCTCCAGTTTCTAATTTACTAATTATATAACTTCTATTATCAATTTTTAATTTATTTAGTTTATTATTAAAGTTCCTTGTTGTAATCATCTAAAACGTTAAAAAATTCATCTTGAAAAAAATGTGTTGGTGTTACAAAATCTTTATTAGCTATCTGAGTTGTAAAAATAACCATCTGTATAACTTCGTTTGGTAAAATAGAAAAACCTAAACCAGTTCTACCATCTAGTACTACATTATCTTCTAAAGGTTCATAATATGATGCTGTTATAATTTGATAAGGGTCAATTAAAACGTTTTGAGTAAAAGCTTTAATATTACCATTAACATCATAATGATTATATTGATAAGGTTGAAATAATTGCTCTAATGAACTAGTATTTATATAAGTTTTATTTATTTTATATGAATATCCAGATTGAGAATTGACAATAGTATTGTACTTAGTGTCATCTACACTTATTACAGATACTACTCCGGTAGAATAAATATTTATTGTCGGATTGTAAACTCCCATTTTATACTTTTTGTTCTTCTGCTAAAACTTTACCGTCTTTAGACATAGCTCTTAATAAACCTGTTTTTTTATTAGGTATTACTTTTATGCCATAATCTTGGAAAATAATAGCACTTAATTTATTTAATTCCGTTTTACTTTCTTTATTATCTATAGCTGCTCGCATGCCTTCTAAAGCTACAACAGCATTTTCTTTGTCTTTTAATTTTTTATCATCTGCAATTTTTGGTTCAGGATATTTTGGCTCTGAAGAAATTGAATTGCTTTTATTTTTAGGCATTAAAAGATAAACAAGAACAAAAGCTCCTGCTAAAGTTATAAGTAATGTTTTTGTCGTTTTATTCATGACTATTTTTTAAATTTTGCTAATAATATTACTGAAGCTAATAAAAGTACTGAACCACCTAAAATGATGTATGCAGTATATCTTTTAGATTTTATACTTCCTTCTACTTGTTGTAAGTTTTTTTGAGCCAAATAATCATAAACTATTTTTTGCTTTGCAACTTCTCCTTGAACAACTTGTAAATGCTGTTGTAATTCTTTTTGTTGTGCTAAATCTAATTTAGCTAATTGTTCTTCTAAATCTCTTTGTTTTGAAGCGGTTTCTTTAGCAAAAACACCAGATATAATAGTTGATACTATCATTCCACCAGCTTGAATTGCTCCCCCTGTTAAACCACTACCTGCATTTGCTACTTCTCCTGCCATAATTAATCTTTTGAAAACATTAAATATAAACCATAAAAAGAACCCATTCCTATTCCAAGTCCAGCTACATAAATACCTGTATCTTTTAATCTAGCAGTGCTTTCTTTTTGTAATGATTCTCTATAAGCAAGTAATGAACTTGCTAAAATACCTGTCCTTGCTGTTTCTTGCTCAATACGCAATTTTTCCATTGCTAATTTTTCATTAGAAGCTAATTGAGCCAAAGCTATTCTTTTTCCTTGTTCTAATTGTTTTTCAGCTTGTTTCTTAGCTGCTTGATTTCCTATAACACTCATTCCAATAGAAATAACTGTACCACCTACTGCTACCCACGTCATAATTAATTTTTTAAAAGTTTATAATTTTCATATTCTTCATAAGAGGAAACTACAAACATATCCTCTAATTTATCAAGTTCTTTTATATTATTTGGATTAGGATGAACAGTTACGAAAACAGTATCTTCTAAAATAACAAGTACTCTTTTAGTTCCTGCTTTAGCATTTCCGTAATAAGGAGCTTCTATTTCTTTAATCCCATCTTCGGTAAACATTCTTATTTTACCTTTCATTAAAAAGAAAGTGTGATATAGTATATGTATTTTACCTATAACAAACATTCCTTTAGGCATAAATATTTCTCTTGCATAAATACCTTCTGAAAATGAATGAGTTAAAGGCAACTCGTCTGAATCGCCTTTTATAATATCTGGAGAATCGCTATTTAATAACAAGCTTTCGATGTATTTAACTTGCTCACGAAAATTTGAACCATCTGGCTCAAATATTATTTGTTGATTATTTGCTAATTCTATATTTGACATTTTATAAAAAAATTAGATAAATATAGCAATATTACAAAAATTATTCTTACTAGTAATTATTTTAAAGCATTAATTATTAGTTTTTTATCAAATATTTCATTAAGGTCATTATATGGAAGTGTTGCTATATCTTCAAAAAGTAAATGTTTAGCAAAATATGGGTGGTCTCTATCTACTATTTTAGTTGCTGGATTTGCCATTATGTTATTATGCATATCATAACCAAATACTTTTGGATTGGTTCCTACCCAAGTAACTACAGAAGGTAAGTTTAAAGCCGCAGCTATGTGCATACTACTACTATCAATTAACAATCTTTTAGTTGATAATGTTAATAAAATGGCTATACTTCTAAAATTATCTAATGCTCCTACAGTATCTCCGTAAACTAATTGGTCTTGTCTTTTTATATGCAATATTGAATAATCATTTTTAAAATATTCTATTATATCTACCATTATAGTTGAAGGAATATCTCTTGTCCAGCTATACATTAATGGTTGCCCAATTCCTCCTCCATGTGGTTGAATTGCCATAATTGGTTTATCTAACTTATAAAATGGTTCGAAATATTGTTTTTCTGCTTTAGAAATAAATAATTCAGGCATTTCTCCATCATATTTGACATTATACATATCACACCAAATTTCAAGTAAGTGCTTGCTTTCAGTAATATAATCAGAAGTATGATAAGGGTCAGATACAAAAACTTTAGCATCTTTAGATTCAATATGGTTTATGTAAATACCATTTTGTTTACCTGATTCAATTACTCTATTTACGTTTGGATTTGCTATAAAGACATCAGGATAACCTGTAATTACAATAATATTTGCTTTTCTATATTGCTTTTTAATTGCTTTAAGAACAGCAGTTGCCATTACGTTTTTTCCAAGTCCACCATCTATCGAAAATATTATTGTGTTTGCCATTTTAATCTTTTTTATTTTGTTTATTAGTTACTCCATAATCTGAAAAAGTGTACCACATTCTTTCATGTAAAAAATATATAATTGGTTTTATGCAAATTTCACTTAATCCTATACTACCAGCTACCCAAAAGTTGCCAGTAAAGAAATAAGATATTAAGCAAGTCTGCATAGTTCCCAAGCATCTATAACTTATTGCTTTTGCTATATGTCTTTTAAAGTTTACCATCTTTTCTTAATTGCTCTCTTACTTTTGTTGCTGAAACTTCTGCTATTTCTTTTGGTGGTATATGCTCAATAATATCATACCCAACTCCTCTACCAAATTCAACAGAGCAAATATCTGGAATTATTATTACTTTAACTTTACCTGTATTTACTAATAAAGCTAATTGTTCTTCAATATTTTCTTTTATATCCTCTGCTTTAAAAGGATTCTTTTCATTTATTTTTACATCTCTAATTGCTATACAAACTTTTTTACCTTCATTTAATGCTCTATTAAATAATGCTTTATGTGATGAATGTAAAGGTTGCCAACGACCAATAAATAAAGCATATTGCTCTTTTTTTGCTGGTAAAGTTGATTCAACATGAATATTTTTATCCCAATTTTCCATTTAACTTATTGTTGCTATATTATTATAAAATTCAACCTTGTTTGCTTGTAAAACTATATGATGCTTATATCCTCCTAAATCTTCGTAAAATTCACTTTCAGTTTTGCATGGTATTTTAATTTGAACTTCGCTTGTTTGATATTCAATGCCATCTACAATTACTCTCCATTTTGTAGTTCCATCAAAATCATTAAAGTTAAATCTAATTTGAATATATTGAGTTTGATTTTCTTTTTTAAGAATAATTTTTTTGCCTTCTAAAATAAAACTTTGTAATATTTCTTTAGTAGTTTGCTTAATCATCATTTTTATTTTTTAAGTTTATTTTATCAAGCAATTCGTTTACAGAAGTCAATTCATCAACATCAGTTGTATCTATATCAATAAAATTGCTTTCTGGATATTCATAGTTTTCAACATGAAAATTTTCTCTACCTCTAATATTTGTAGTATGAACAAATATTTCAGTTACATCAGCTTCAAACTTAAATTTTTCTCTAATATCTAAATATGGAGATACAACTGCGATAATAACATCAAATTCTTCGGTTGTGTCCAAGTATTTTGCAATATTATAGGCAGTAGTAATATTATATCTTCTACCAGCTTCTGAATAGTCTTTATTTGTAATTATTTTGCGCAAAATATCGCCATCAACTACAAATGCTTTTCTTTCAGGTCTTGATATTTCAAGCACTTTTTTTAAGTGATTTGCTAAAGTGGTTTTACCAGAATGAGGTTGACCGATAAAATTGTAGATTGCCATGATGTTTTAGTTTAAGTTTTTGGTTTAACAAATATAATAAAAATTATTATACATAACCAAAATAGTCATAAAACCATTTATAAGTATTTTTTATATCTCTTGAGTTTTCAAATCCTAAAACATCTTCAAAATCATCTTCTAACTTTTCAAACTTTGGTCTTAATTGGTGGTCGCCATAAATACCATGAAAAACATCATTTTCTTGTGTATGTTGTGTTATATTTACAAAATCATGCTTATCATAATAAGGTAAATCAAAATACTCATACAAGCGCTTAATTTCAATTTCTGGATTAGCCATTAAATCTTCATATCTAATAAAAAGTATATTTTTGTCAATCTTCTGGTCTATTACATCTTTTAAACCTTCTATAGAAGTTCCGACAGGTGTTCCATTTGCCCAAATATCAAGTCTTTTTCTTAAAGTAGTTCCTTGAAGTTGCATTGGGTTTTGAACATGATTTTCTTTATGTGGATTTTTTCTAAAGTTTTTCTCCATAGAAGCATAAATAGAACGTAAATCTCTAACCATACATACCATTTTAGGTGTATTGTAAAACATATTAGTAAAACGATAGTTAGTAATCCATGCTCTGCTTTTATCTAAAACATAAGGTTTTTGTGTAATAGCATTAAAGTAACCATCTATTGATGCTCTACAAAAATGCAAAAAAGCAATATCCATTAATTTGGCATCTTGCGTTTTAAAGTTTGGAGATTGTTGAAAACTTGCTCTTGCCCCAAGTATTAAATCTAAAAATCCACTTGTAGGTGTGCAATAAAATTGAGGATTTTGTGCTATAATATTACTCAACAAAGTTGAACCAGCACGAGGTAATGATGAATTAAAGAAATAACTTCTTTCCATAGTGTTTATTTTAAGTTAGTTTTGGTTTTTATGATTTTGGCGCATCCGTATTGGATTCTGGTGGAGTTGCTATTTTTTGTTTTGGTATAGGCATATTTTCTTTTGCAGTTTGTAATTCTGCAATCAAGCTATCTACCAAAGTTTTTAATTCAGCATCATCTATATCTGTAAAAGAATCTTTACATTGCCATCTTACTTCGTTGTAACCAAATATATTGATTGCGTGAAAATCAGTAACTAAAGTTAGATTGTCTGCTGGTTTTTTAGAAAATATTTGATTAATAACTGCTTGAACAGTTTTTAATGTATCAGTTCTAACCTTTAAAGATAAATCTTTTGAATTGATTTGAGTTTCGCCATATCCAAAGATATGAATTGTAAAATTTTCCATTTTATTTTTTTTATTTTAATTTATTTTTTAAGGCACAATAGTAAGTATGTTTAAATTACTCCAAACCGAACCTCTTGGTAAACCAGATGAACTTGTAGGTATATCCATAATAGATAAGTTATTTACAAATGTAGCAAATTCTCTGTTAGCAGTTATGGTAGTTCCAATAATATTGACATTAGAAAAAGAATTAGTATAATTTTGTTTACCTCCTAATATACTACTATAATATGAATTATTACAATTTCTATAACCACCAACTATTATGCTATACAAACCACTATAAATTGTATTTTTATATCCTCCTCCTAAAAATGCTTTTCTACTTCCAGACATTAAATTATTATACCCTCCTCCTAAAAATGAATAATTACTACCATTACATATTCGGTTGTTTTGACCACTTCCAATAAAAGTATTTGTATTATCGTTGACAATATGATTGTCATAACCTCCTACAATTACGTTGTGGATACGAATACCAATACCTTCAATTCTATTAGAACAACCTCCACCTATAAAATTATTTTGTGAACAAGAACCACAAGAAGTACTCGTAATATAATTATCATTTCCACCTACAATTATATTATAAAAACTATTATATAACGTGCAAATTTTATTATTATTTCCACCACCTATAAAAGAACAATTACCATTTATAAAATTAGTATATCCTCCAACAATTACATTTCCAATACCATAATTAATATTATCACTTCCCCCACCAATAAAACTTCTACTACCAGTTTTCATTGTATTACCAGCACCTCCAACAATTACATTTGTACAACCACTATAATTTTGACACATTTTATTTAAACTTCCTCCACCTATAAATGAGTAAGTATTACCATTACCAATGATGCAATTACTTTCTCCACCAACTATTGTAGAAGATTGATTATATCCACAAATTGTATTAAAACTACCTCCTACAATTATAGAACCAAAAGATTGTCCAAATTCTTGTATTTTGTTATTTCCACCACCACCTATAAAACCATAACCATTTGAAACAACATTATTACTTCCACCACCTATAAAACCATAAAGACCAGAATTTATATTACATATACCACCAACAATTATACTGAAATTATTACTTGTAATATTGTTACAACCTCCAACAATTATATTGTAAGCGTTATTAATAAGATTACAACAACCACCTCCAATAAAACTAAAATTTCCATCACTTATTATATTGTAATTACCATTAACTATACTTACTCCAGTGCCATTTCTAATACAATTCCTATCACCATTACCTATAAATGCTAAATGAATTTCACCCCCAAGAATTGTAGTTATTTTATTTTGAACGCCACCAGATATTACACTCTCTGAAACATATCCACAAATTTTATTACTATCACCTCCACCTATTATACTATATCCTACATCGCCAGTAGTACAAATGTAATTTGAAAGTCCCCCACCAATTACAGAATTTCTATCAAAAGATTTATTATTAATACCTCCAGAAATTAAACTACCATTTAAAGATGCACAATTATTTTTGCCACCACCAACTATTGAATATGCACCAGATGCGATATTACCACCACCTCCTCCAACTGTTGAATAATCGTTAGAAGCCACATTATAATATCCTCCTCCAATTGTACTCGCAAATGAAGATGAAATATTTCCAGAGCCACCACCAATTACACTAAATGAATAAGTAGAATAATTAAATCTACCTCCAGAAACTACTGAATTACAACCATACGCATGATTATTATACCCAGAACCTACAAAGCCATAAAGACCAGTACGATTTTGATGACCTCCACCAATAAATGAGTTATAACCAGAAATATTACCTATTCCACCACCTATTGTAGAATAACTACCACAAGCATTATTACAAGCACCTAAAACTGGTTGTATTCCATTACCATTTGCATTAAATTTAAAAGGACTTGAACCTCCTCCACCACCTATATATGAAGATAATGGAGTAGTTTGACCTCTTACATCTTTAAGAATAAGTATTCCATCTGAATTTTTAAAAATAGCTAAGCTATTACCTTCTGGAGTAAATATATTTTGAGCACTTGATACTGTTAAATTTCCCATTTTTTTATGAAATTTTATTCATTGTTACTATTAAAGAAGGAGTCGCAGGATGTGGTACTGTTAAATTAGCTGCTTCATAAATTAATTGAACTTGTAAATCAGTTACTGAATATACTAATTCTACATATTCTCCTGCATTTAAAACTATAAAAAGATTCCAAGAAGCAATAAGTTTTGATTGATTAACACTACCTGATATTGTTACCTTACCATTTGTATTACTAACATCTACGCCTTGTTTTCTTAACCAAATATCAATTATATCTGTACCTGAACCAACTACTCTATCTATTTGCGCTGAAAATTGTAAATTATAAAGACCAGCTGTGTTTACTGTTATTTGAGAATTAGAAACTATAGATACTCCATTTGAAATATCTGTATTATTTAACGTCATTACTTTTGGAGTATTTATAACAGTAGCAGCTTGATTAGATGTGCTATAAAAACTTCCGTATTTAAAATTAGTACTAAAATTAATATAATCAGATAATGGAGCAAATTGAGCTCTAGCATCTTTTACTTTCATTATATCATCTCTGCTATCAATGAATAGTGCTAAACCATTTCCTTCTGGAGTATATACCAGTTCAGGTGTTGATACAGTTAAATTTGGCATATTTTAATTTTATTAATTAAATAATTTATTCATTATTATAGACCATAAAGCACTAACTACTATTGCTCCACCTATTAGCTTTGCTTTAAATGATTTATGTTCTTCAATAAACTTAGTATGTTCTTCTACAATTTTAACTAAACCTTTTTGACCATAAGCTTCATTGCCTACTATAGTTTGATTTAATTGATTTAATGTGTTATTCATAGATAACATAGTGTCTTTAATCCATTGTATATCTTCTGAACTTACTTCAGTAGGTTTTGATTTTGCTCTAGTAATTGGTGGCATATTTTATTGCTTTATAATCCTAATTCTTCTAAATGCTTTCCAAGTGATGTGGTTTTACCACATTTATACTTGTTATAGAAAGCTAATCCTATATTTTCTTTAACAATCATAATAAAAGAACAAACGTTATCAATTTCATCTTCTGTGTCTCTTGCATAGATTTGAATTGATTTTTTCATAAATGGATTTGCTAACTGTTGATAGCCAAGTAAATCCATTTTAGCATCCATTATTTGTAAAAAAGTAACTTTTTCTTTTTCTTGAAAGTTAACACAGATAGTATAAAATACATATCCATTTTCATCATCTGTTACTTTAATTTGAACTTCTTTTTCAGGAACGTTATATACTTTAGCATATTTTTTAATTCCTTTTAACATGATTTTTTTAACTATCGACTCTACCATTTTGTTGTTTTTTTTAAGTTTCTATTTGTAAAATTACTATTTTATTCCTAATAAAGCTGCTAATTTTGGATTTTTTACTTTAAACTTATCAAACGGTTTATCTAAATTATATTCTTTTAAAAAATCAGCAGAGTATTGAAATATTTGATTATTAAAATCAATACTACTATTTATACCAATAAATTTAACTTTAACATTACCATTTACTTCTATATTTATTGGGTTTCTAGCTAATATATCTTTAACTAAAGGTAAAACTGATGTTTTAGCTTTTTGCAAATCAATAGTGCCATTTATTTTTAATGGAAAAGAACTATTAGGCAGTATTACAAAAGAATTATTAGATATTGAATTAGCAAATTGAACTCCTTTAAAACCAAATTTTAAATCATAACTTTTAACTATAACTTCAAAAGAAGATTTATTAGTTAAATCAATTTGTAATGAAACATCTATTTTGTTATTAGGTATATCTACATTTTCGTATTTAAAACTTTTAATTTTATAATCATAATTTAAAGCTTGACTTATTTGATATTTAAAATACCTATATAAACCAAAACCAGCCAATCCTATACCACCAAATAATAATACTTTTTTCATTTTATTTTTTCTTATATGAAATTCCTACTTTTAAAAGTACTAATAATAAAACAGCACTAGCAACTAATATAGTATATCTTAAAATAGTTTTATTACCAGTTTCTTTTTCTTTATCAATAAGTTTCATTTGTGTCTCTTCTTTGTTCAACAAATCTTGTATTCTGCTCATTTCTGAACTATCATATATTAATCCAGCCATCTTTTAATTTTTTTGTGTTGCTATTAATAAAACTCCAAATGCTAAAACAAGTATTCCACCACCTACTATAATTCTTTTTCTTGCTTGTGCTTTGCTATCTGGCTCAATCCTATCTTTATCTACTGCACTATATTTATTTACATAATAATCAACCATTAAACCTTTAGTGCCTATATTTTTCTCATCACATTTTAAAACTACCATTAATGCTTTTTTACTTGCTAAAAATGGTGTTATTTCATTTAATTGTGATTCATTAAATTCTCTTGCATAAAAGTCTTTTTTAACTAATAGCTTTTCAACTTGGTTTTGCAATTCCATGCAATCGGTTGTTTTTGGAAAATCTGTTGCTAATGACATAATTTATTTTTTTAAAACCATATAAAAACCAGTAAGTAATACTAATGCACCAATTCCAATGTAAGCATATTGCTCTGTTACATTTTTCTTTAACACATTACTTTCTTGCTGACTTGCCATATCGGTAAGCACGATTGCATTATCTTTTAACTTTTCACTTTCTAATCTACCTTTGCAACCTTTATTAATAAAATCATTTTCTAAATTTGCAGTTTGAGCTTTAAATTTATTAAGTATAGTTTCGCTTGAACTTGTCCATTGTTCACCTAATTCAAGTTTCTTTTTTAATCTATAAAGTATTTCTTCTTTATAAGATTTTATATTTTCATCTAATTTAACGCAATCTCTAACATCTTTGTAATTAACTCCAGTTCTAACTATTTGTTTTGAAGCACAAGTAGTTTTATCAAAAATTTGTTGCTTAAACTCTAAATCTCTTTTAGCGCCAAACATATCACTTCTTGCCGGAGAACCTAATCTATTTGAATCTGGGTCTGCTTTATATCTATCGTATTGCTCTTTTAAAGTAGAAATATCTTCTTTTAAAGTTTCACAATCTACATTTGCTACATCACAACTATCGTATGCTTTTTTTAAAATTGCTACTTTTTCTTTTTTTGATGGTAATGTTTTAGTAACTAAATCTTTAGTTCCTCCCCATTTGAATTTAAAATCTTTATCATTTAAAGCAGTAAGGTCTGCTTCAACATCTATTACTACTTTATTTTCTGTTAAATAAGCTATACCATTATTAACACAATCAGATTTAAACTCTTGTGTTTTAAGACAATTGCCACCACCAACACATTCCATCGCGTCCATTTCTTGACCACAAATAGAATTTCTATATTCTTCTAAAGCATCTAAATATATTTTTTGAACTTTATCTTTTTGAGCTTGTAATTCAGCAACTCTTTTTTTACTTGCTTCATTTAATTGGTAGCCACCACTATAAATAATACCTTGTTCTGGATTAGTTATAGCGTTTATTTGTCTTTGAATTTCAAATGTTGCATAGTAATTTGTAGCTATTTTTAAAAACAAAACTTCGCAATGAAAATCTTGTTGTACTTTAGATACAATTTTAGGTTTTGTAATACCTAATCTAATCAATGGGTCATATTTGGTATCTTTAAGTAAAGCTAAAGCAATACCACCGGTACCTAATGCTATAAAAGATGCTCCAAGTAATTTACTCATTTTTTATTTTTCTTTAAAAATTCCCATAAAAATAATTAATGCTCCAACTCCTACTAAAGCATATAAAACATAATTTGTTTTTGGTTTTGGTGTTGTAGTTTTTGCTGATTCAATATTTTTTAAATCTTTAATTAAATTATCAACTGGTTTTTGGGTTGTATTTTTAGGTGGTTTAGGAGTAACAATGTCTTTAACTACATCTTTTACATTATTTTGTGAATCTTTTATATCTTGCGCAAGTTGTTGAGCCAATTCTCTTGGAGTTGGTTGATTAATTGGCACTGGTATATCTTGATTAACCATAGTTTGTCCATACTCATTTACAATCAAATTTGGATTTGTTCCATAAACAATTGGTGTACCCATAGGTACATCTACTATATTGCTATTGCCTTGAAATACTGGGTCAACGTAAATTGTTTCTTTTGTTGGTGCTTTCATATTTTTTTTATTTTAAAATTTTAATTATGACATTACAAAACCAGCACCTTCAATAATTGGTTTTATTTTATTTTTTGTAACAAAATCAGCAATTCCTAATTCTTCTTGTAACCAGCCAACTAAATCTAAATCTGGGTTTTTACCAAAAATAACTGGGTTATCTAATCCAATAGGGCTTTGAGATGGAGTACCACCGTTAATCGAAGAATAAGTTCTTTGACCAAAAGCATTATAAATCATTTTAAAATCTTCTGAATTTATTTTGCTAAATATTGATTTTATGACAGATAAATCAGTTCCCCAGTAATAATTAAATGCTTTAAATAATTGCTCTGCGTAATTTTGTGCAGTTGCTTGTGAAATTTTAGTTTTAGTAATATCAACTTGTTGTTCATGATAGTTAGCACCAATTACTTTTTGACCAGATACTAAGTTTTTTAATCTTTTAACAACTGCTAATCCAACTACTATAATAACAATTGCACCACCTACATATAGTAATGGTTTTCTATTATTTCCTATGAATGTGCCAGTTTTACTTAAAGTGTTTTTTAAATCCATTTTTTTTTATTTTTTAATTACTTTACCTCCACCTTGAACATTATATTTAATGTTTTTATGTGTAAATTGATATTGATTATTTAAAACTGCTCTTGCCCAATCTCTTAAATAAGCTGCTTCAAAAGTTTGCAATGCACTTCTTAATCCACTATATTTACCAGCATTTATAATAGTATCTATGTCACTTTCTTTTTGATTAGCAACATCTGGAGAAATATTTTGTTTAGAGTTTGCCAAATCTTTAGCTTCTTGTACTTTTTTAAAAATAATATATCCTCCAATTAATAATATGGAAAAACCTAATAATTCAAATTTATATTTTTTCATGATTTTATAATTTTACTGCTATACCATTATTTTCTTTATAACCTAATAATGTAATTTGTTTTCTTTTTTCCAAAATCATTCTTTGGTTTCTATCACAATTTTTATAATTTTCCATTTCTCCTTTATCAGCACCAGTAGTAGGTTTAGACGCAAAACTACATGATTCATAAGGATGAGTAGGCGTTTCTTGTAAAGTATCAAATTGACTTTTTAATGTAGTAATTTGAGTTGCTAAACCTTGTGCTTGAATTTGCTTATTAGTTTCTTCTTGTGTTGATGCTGTCTTAATTTGCGCAGTATCTAAAACTTTATCTGGAGTTGCTCCAGTTACAGTTCCAGTATTTGAAAGACTACTTGCTAATGTATCAGATAAAGGAATTTTCTTTTTGCTTTTAAAGTAAAAATATGCACCACCACCAACTATTGCTAATGCTAAAGTACCGAATATTATATTTTTCGCATTCATTTTATTTATTTTTAAATAGTAATTTTTGAAATTTCACAATTTGATTCCATATATCCTAATAAAGCTAATTCTTTATTTAAAGACGTAATTAATTTTTCTATATTACTGATTTTTCCACTCTTTTGTGATTCTACATCTGCTATATTCCAACAAAAAGTACTTGTATAAGCATACTTACTACAAAAATCTGAATTACTCATATTCTTAAAAAGATTCTTTTGCGTTTTTGCTTCACAAATTTTATTTGCCAATTCTTTTGCTTTAGTAATTTGCTTTGCTTTAGCTTCTAATTCTGCTTGTGTTGGCTCATTTGACAATGGTTTGTTATATACTGGCGCAGTATCTAAAACTTTATCTGGAGTTGCTCCAGTTCCAGTTCCACTACCAGTTCCAGTTCCACTACCAGTTCCAGTTCCACTACCAGTTCCAGTTCCACTACCAGTTCCAGTTCCAGTTCCACTACCAGTTCCACTACCAGTGTTTGTTAAACTACTTACTAATTTATCAGCTAAAGGACTTTTCTTTTTATTTTTAAAATAGAAATATGCACTACCACCAACTATTGCTAATGCTAAAGTACCAAATATTATATTTTTTGCGTTCATTTTATACTTTTTTAATTATTTGACTTCCAGAAGCACCTCTTGGATTTGAATCAATTCTATAACCTAATTTATTTACCGCGTCTTCAATATCTTTAATTTGAATTTTAAGTGAAATTAAATTTTTATTAGAAGCAAGAACATTACCCATATTAAATATTCGTTTCCAAATACTATCATATAAAGGCATTAATGCTTTAGCTTTTTTCTCATTAATTAAATCAATATTCATAGCTTCTGCTTGAGCTGCTCCAGATTCTTGTACTGCTGTTTCAAAATTTTTCTTTAAAATTTCTTCCGCTTTAGCACTTTCTTCCGCTTTAGCTTTATCATCAGCAACTTTCTTTTTTCTTAAAAATAAAAAAGCACCAATAATAATTGCTGAACCTAATATTAAATATAAATTTTTCTTCATCAGATTTATAAAACAGTAGGTGTAATTGTTTTAACTGCGTTTTGACTTTTATTTTTAATTTCTGCTAATAATCCTTTTAAAGAATCAATAACTTGTGATGCTCCAGATAATGTATTTCCAGTATTTGCTGGAGCTGGCGATTGAGTATTATCTTCTACTACCATCGGTGGAGTAGTATTCATCTTATTAGACTTGTTTTTAGACATATACATATATCCTCCAATTAATAATAATGCTCCTCCTAAAACGTAAAGTGTTGTGTGTTTTTTCATTTTATAAATCTTTTAATGTGATTGTTTTAACTCCTTTTGCTTTAAATAAAGCATTTTCTGTAACAGTACCAAATATTCCATCAATACCATCTTTATTATCACCAAAAGCGCCTAGGTTTGCTTTATACTTAGTTTTAAGTATTCTTTGCAACTCACTTACTTCTGGTTCTTGCATACCTTTTTTAAGTTCTAATGAATAATCAAGAAAACTTTCGCCACCTTGACTATCTAAAACTGGTTTATTCAAACTTTTTAACCATTTGCTTGTTCCATATACTAAAGCAAAAAGCAATATTGCTCCTATAAAGTATGTGCTTGTGTGTTTTGGGTTTAATTTCATAATTATCTAATTTTTTCAAGATAGGCAATACACTTCTTTTGTGTTCCAAAGTCCTTATGTAATTGACTTAAATTCAATTTACTTGCTGTTTTTATAAATCATATAAAAACTTGCTAAAACACCTACAATACCAAGTGTCATTACAATTTTATGTTTTTCCCAAGCGTTTTTAATCTTTTCTTTTGTCATTTTTTAAATTTTTAAATTAATCCCAATATTCTATTTTTTTAAATATTCCATTTTCTTTTTTGCCATAATTTTATCGTATTACCATTTTATTTTTCTCAAAATTTCTTATAAAATTGTCTATTCTTTGGAATCTTTTTCCATTTGCTTCACTTGGAGCATCCATAAAAACTTTATAGAATGCTTCATATCCTTCAATTCTAGGATAGCCTAATCCTAAATAGATTAGTAAACCATTAATATCTGCTTCAGATTCATCATGAATATCATCATTTACATAATAATGACTAAATTCATGACATAAAATAGCAAATCTCATTGGTATAGTATATTCATCAATGTATTTTTTAGCAACTTGTATTCTACCTGTGCTTTGATTAATTCTAGCAGGAGTAGTCAATGCTCTACCATCTTTATTTGTAATGACATCTAGATACTCAATTATAAACTCTCCATTATCGGATTGATATGATTTACCTGTTTCTAAATACGACGCGTTAAAACAAAACCTTTGAGCAAAATCAACAAATTCAGAAATACTTTTATTAGAAATATCTACAACATCCATTCTTTTTTCTAATGGTTGTTTTTGACAAGATATAACTGTAATATTTTTTTCTTGTTCTTTAGGTAAATTACCTATTCTATCATCATAAACTGAAAGAATTATAGAATCAGAAGTTAGAGGCATTCTTATATAAAAAATCTCTTCATTTCTAACTGCTTTAGTTCTATTAGTAAATATGATTTTATTTTTAGTTTCATCACAAATCTTAATCCTTACAGTTGTAGGTGTTTTTACTACTATTTTTAAGCACAAACACATTTCATCATATCTAGTTTGTATTCTAAAATTCATGTTATTTCTTTTTAGTGTAAAACTTATATGCTATAACTCCTGATATTAATAAGACACTTGATACTAAAATCCATTTATTTAGTCCAAGAAAATTATTTTTATTTATAGGATTATCATTTGCATTTTTATTAATACCTAATATTTTCTCGAACTTACCAGTATTTTTTATGCCTAAAGAATCTTCTAAACGAGTAGTATCTAATATATCATTTTCTCCAGTAACGTTAAGTAAATGTTCTTTAGGTGGAATAGTACCTTTCATCGTTTCTCTTTCCAACCAATCTTTAAAAGTTAATGTAGTTCCACTTTCTTTCCAAAGTTGATTTTTACTTTTAGCAAAATTACTCATAAGTTATATTTTAATTTCTGGTAGTTTTTTTGAATCAATTTTTAAATCTTCTTTCGTCATTGATTCAACATGTTTTTTAGGTAAATAATACCCTTTGTATAAATATACCAATGCTCCAACTCCGATTGAAAAAATTGCAATACCTAATATTTTTTTTGGTTTCATGATAATTATTTTTCTTGACTTTCTTTCCAAGCTTTACCAGCAATCCAAACAGTAGCAAAAAGAATAAATGACCAAGCACCTACCTCTAATAAATAATTTTTGGTTGCACTCTTATATTTAGTAGGTTGGTCACCTTCATTATAAATAAAATTTTCCATTTTTAATTTTTTATAAAATTAAGAATAATTTTTTAATTACTTTGACTTTTTTTCCAGCCTTTTCCAGCTACATAAACAACTCCGTAAAGAACAGCTAATGATACAACTACTCCTAGTATTTTTCCTAAATTATTTTTCATTTTGATTTATTTTTAAAAGTTAAACGTTTGTTTAATTACGAAGCGTCAGCAGGTAAAAGTCCAGCTTTTTCTTTGTTTTCATGTTTCATATTAAATAAGTAATAAGCAATACCTGCTAATACTAAAACTCCTAAAACCATTTTTGTTTTTTTCGTCAACATCATTTTTTCTATTTTTTTTTATGTTTTTCTTACTATAATACCAGTACCTACGCCTACTACTATAGCTCCTATTAATCCACTAATGTAGATATTTTGTTTTTTATAATAACCAATCATAAGACCTAAAACAAGACCAGTTACTGCTCCGTTTATAGATGCTTTTGTAGTAAGCATCAAAATATCTCTTTTATCTTTGCTTACTATATCTTTAACTTCTTGTAAGTAATCTGTATTCTTGTCCATATTATTTTCTATTTCTTGTTACTAAAAATATAGTTAATCCTAAAATTAAAACACCACCAATTCCTAAAGCAATATATAAAGTTTTACTTCCACCTGGCTTTGCTTGTGCATTATTATAACCAGCTTGTGCATTTATAATTGCTTGTTTAGTTTTTTCTTGTTCAATAGCTAATGCGCTTGCATTGCCATCTCTTATAGCATCTGCTTGTGCTTGTGCTGCTTTTAACGCGTTTTGACTGCCGATAATTCCAGTTATACCACCAAATAAAGTAGTTCCTATATTTGTATAGTCTCCACCAGTTAAATTAGAATAACCATCCATATTTAAGTTACCACCTAATTTAGAATTATTTTTTAAGTAAAAGTCAATAAAACTTCTTCTAAATGATTCTGAAGTATTTATACCTTGAAAAACTCCTTTTGTTAACTCTTCGCTATTTGATGGATTAGCATTTATTAAAACGCCATTATTATTAAGCATATCTGCAATTTCTTTTGGAAATAAACCAACAGAATATGCTACTAAACTAATTAGTTTTTGCTCGTTCATTACGCTTTCTTTTTATTTGCTTTATTAACTAAATAAACTATCAATCCAATTACAGAAACTCCAACAATACCTAATATAACATATAAAGTAGTGTTAGAACCCGATGCTGGTACTTGTGGTGTGTTATTCATAGGATTACCACCTGCTTCAACTACTTTTACACTTGCAGCGGCTAATTCTCTTTTAGTTTTATTATCATCTAATTGTAAATATCCATTAAATCCTGTTTGCAATAGATTTAAACCTGTAGTTAACCATTGTCCACTACCTTTAGTTTTTGTATCTTTACTAGGAGTTGTAGGTGGAGTAGTTGTAGGTGGAGTAGTTGTTGAAGAAGCCCAATCTATTTTCATTGGGTCATAAAAAATTCCTCCAGCATTTGAATAACCATCCATACTTGCATAAAGACTTGTAACAACATCTTTATCTAATAACAACTTCATGAAAGCATTATAAAATGATTTTGAAGTTTTAGCTAGATTTGTAACCTGTACAGCTATACTCATATCTGAATCAGTAGAGTTTACAACGATACCATGCTTTAATAATAAAGCAACTATTTCATTTCTTTTTAAACTTATGACTTGCAATAAACCTTGCGCACCAAATGTTGTATTTGCCATTTTTTTTTATTTTTTTAAAATTAATGCACTAACTATAAACAACGTAGCAACTACTAATATGACATTAGTTTGATTTGCTATTAAATGCGTATTGTTTTGTGGTTGATTAGTTGAATTACTTGCTAAATTATCTTCACCACTTGCATTCATATAATTATTGTGTTGTTCTTTAGCTTTACAGCTACTACATCCACAAGTACTTGAGCTAGGTGATAAACTTACATTGTACTCTACTATAATATCTTTATCTGGATGAATATCCATTACTTTTTTTAAAGCTGGTTCTCCTATAGTACTTACTAATTCTGATAAGCTTCGACCTAAATCTCTTCTATCTGTAATTTCATATCCGAAAGACTCTATTAATTGTTGAGTACCTCTAGGATTATTATCTGCAACGTATTGATATACTGACATAATTGTTTTTTTATAAAAAAAGGCAAGATGAAAAATTCATACTTGCCTCTTTCAAATTATACAAAATTTGGTTTTACCTTATAAAGATAAAATTACGCTTTGATTTGGATTGTTTGTCCATTAGTAACATTTGGTGAACCAAATTGTTTACTTACAGCTGAACCTCCTAATGCACGAGCAAGATTTACGTTATCTGCTGGGTAGAAGTAGAATTTAGTTGTAGAAGTAGCACTTACGTTTTGTATTACTAATTTAGTGAAACCATCAATTCTAAACGGAGTCTTCAAAGCAACTACGTTAGTTTGTTGCTGATAAGGGTCAATGATTGGAATTAACGATTTTTGTGCTGTGTTACCATTAGCATCTCTAGTGTTAACAGCTACAGAAGATAAAATCTGAGCAGCAACAGTAGATTGCATATATGTTAAACCAACTGAGAAAACGTTGTTTTGGAATTGCCAAAGCATTTCTCTATATGTTACACCTGCTATACCAGATGAAATAGTAATTGAACCAATTACTAAGTTTCCTGAAGTATTAAAGTTAGTGTTGTTGATATATTGGTATGAACCTAATATATCAAAGTTTGATACATCTGCTCCTGAAGTAGAAGTCACTACTACGATGTATGGTTGTGATTGTTGAACTGATTGCATTCCGCCCATGTTACCATCAGCACCAAAGAAATCATCTCCTGTGAATGATAAATCTTGGTCAATAAATCCGTCTGCATTTGAGAAAGATTCATTTGCACGATTCTGTGCGTCCGCTAAATATTTTCTTACGTTTGACATTATATTAATTTTTTATTTTAAACTTACGCTTTAATTTTTATTGTTTGACCATTGGTCACATTTGGAGAACCAAATTGTTTACTAACCGCAGAACCACCTAATGCGCGAGCAAGATTGATATTATCAGCAGGGTAGAAATAGAATTTACTTGTTGAACTTGCAGTAACAGTTTGGATTATTAATTTTGTAAAACCATCTATTCTGTAAGGTGTTTTCAAAGCAACTACGTTAGTTTGTTGCTGATAAGGGTCGATAATTGGAATTAAAGCTTTAGTTGCAATATTACCATTAGCATCTCTAGTATTAACCGAAACGGTTGATAAGATTTGAGCTGCAGCTGTAGATTGTAAATACGTTAAACCAACTGAGAACACATTGTTTTGGAATTGCCATAACATTTCAGAATAAGAAACGTTTGAAATACCAGAACTAATTGTTATTGAACCAATTACTAAACTACCTGCGGCATTAAAACCTGAATTGTTTAAGTATTGGTAAGAACCTAAAATATCGAAATTAGAAACGTCTGCTCCTGAAGTAGATGTAACTGTAACAATATAAGGTTGTGATTGCTGAATTGACTGACCGCCCATGCCATTTCCATTTGCTCCAAAGAAGTCATCTCCGGTGAATGAGAAATTTTGGTCTATAAAACCATCTGCATTCGAAAATGAATTTTTTACACGGCTTTTAGCGTCAGATAAATATCTTCTTACATTTGACATTTTTTCTTGTTATTAATTTTTAAATAATTTTTTTCTATTTAACTAAATCCAAAGGTACCTCTGTTTTTGACTTCAAATACTTTCTTTCAATTGCATTTACCAAAAACATTGCTACCATTACATAAGCTACTGTTTTTCCAAAAGTGATTAATTCGTTTTTCATTACACAATGATATTTTTAATGACATTATATGTTTAAAATAAAACATATTATTATAGATAATTATATACACATATAATAATCTTTTTCAAAAGTAATTCAAAAAAATATTAATTAAATTTATTTTTAAAAAAATAAACAGAACTAAGATTTGTAATTATATTTCTTTTTATTTATTTAATACTAAATAAGTTGTAGAACATATTCCTAATATAGATAAAACTTTATAAATAAAAGAAGTTGCTTTTTGACCTTTTAATTCTTTTTGTAAAGATTTTGATATTTCTTCTTGTGATTTAAACATTTCATCTTTTTTAGATATAATTAAATTTAGGTCATATTCTTTTTCTTCAAGCTTATTAATTATGCTATCTTTTAGCTTTACTTTATATTCTGTAAGCATAAGATTGCTTTTAACTAAAACCAACTCTGATTTGCACTCATCTCCTGATACTAAATCAATAGCTATCCTTCTTGCAATAGTTGTATCTATACAAACTAAATTACTTTTTTGAATATCTGTCTGTGAAATACTTCTCCCACATACCAGAATCATAATGCTTAAAATTATCAATCTGACTTTTTTCATTTTTTTTTAATTTATCAATTTTATCATTATTAGCACTTATGCTATTATCTAATCCATCTATTTTAGAATTAAGCTGGTCTATTTTTTTATCCAATCCCTTATTCTTTTTGTAAAGTGAATCTACTACAGATTTACTTTTAGCTATCTCTTTTTTTATGTAATTTATTTTATCAATTTGATTTCCAGAACTCATTAATGAAAATATTTGAGTTAAAAAAACTAAAATTAATAAAATAAAAATTAAACTTAATCTATTGTGAAATACCCTATCCATTTTTTAATTATTAAATTATTACATATCCATTAGCATCTTTTGGCTTATTAATAAGCACTCTCCAATTGTTAAAACCAATCTTATCAAAATGTGGCATATCTTTAAAACTTGTCCAACTTCCACCCCAAGTCCAACCATGTTTTGCAAATATCTTAACGCACTCATCCCAATCTGCTATTCCATCATTATCCCAATCTTTGTGCGTATCCCAAGTTGCAGTTTTACCATCTATAATCAAAACTATATCAACTGCCATTCCATAATTGTGTATAGATTGACCACCTCTTGCATTTGTCACTTTAGGTCTTTGATTATATAATGCGTCTTGCTCTGCAAATGTTCTTAAACCTTGTGAAACTCTAACTTGTGAACGACCAGATAATACTTGGTTACATTCATCAATTATAGTTTTCATTTCTTCTCTTACTTTTGGATGTAATTTTGCAATCCTATCTAATGTACTTTTATCCATTTGATTCTGATTTTAATAATTCATCATTACTATTTGTAAAATAGTTTTTTATTAAATAAACTCCACCTGAAAGTAAACCTACTTTACCCATATTTAAAAAATCTGTTATTGCTGGAAATACTCCACTAACAACACTTGTACTTAATAAACCTACAATAGTAGTTCCAATAGTCATAAAAGCGCCTTTTGATAAGTCTTTTATATTTAATTTTTTGTATTTGCTTTTCATTAATCTAAATAGTATTTAATAATTCTCTCTTTATGTTGCTTAACAGCAGTTTCTGGCGTATGAACTTTTGTACCTTTACCTAAATCTCTTTTTTGCAACATTGGAGAAATTAATTTTTTATAATTTTCAGAAATATATTGTTCAACAATACCTTCGAATTTTTTTCTATCTACTCCTTTAATTTTTTCGTCTTCAATATCTACATAACAGAAAAACCTTGGATTATCATAATTATGATATTCATTATTCACATAATTTTCTACTAATTTTAGCAACTCGTATTTGTCTTCAAACTTATTTCTATGCTTATCTACTGAATCTGTATTTTTATGAAACCTAATCCAACTTAAGTTTTGCCATATCTTAGGTGAAACTCTACCTACTGACTGAAAATGCAAAATAATATCAGTATCGGTATGTCTATTAGTGCAAATAGCACCAACAAGGTCATTAGGCAAATAATCAGAAATATATCTATTAATATCTTCGATAAGTAATAAACCGCCTCTATAATCATTTAAAATTTTAAATAAAGTTTCTTGAATTTCACTAATTGTCATTCTAACTCCATTTTCATGGAATGGTCTAATTCTTCTAGCTTCAATCCTTGGATGCGATGAAAATCTCATAATATCAGATAGTTTTAATGCTTTTATATCTTCAAACTCATCATTGACATCTAATATTAATGCTCTACGTGCTGGTATTCCTTTAGCTGGATTACCAAGTATGTATTGTTTTATCATTTTATTAGTAGTATAAGTCTTTCCGCATCCTTTCCTTCCTACTGCTACTCCTAATTTTGGTTCTCTTTCTTCCATTTTTTATAAGTTGTTAAAAAGTTTATGTGCAAAATAAATCATATACGCTACAAGTAAAGATATAATGATAAAAATATCATTGTTGTTATTTTTATTATTTGTAGTCTTAATCATAATCTATTTTGTACCTCTTGGTTTTCTCGGTGTTTTTGCTTTTGAAACCCCTAATGTTGTTCTTTTTCTTTTTACAGAAGTACTTGGTGAATCTGAATTTTCATTTGCTATTTTTTCAATTTCATTTAAAATAGAAGCTTCTCCAAATGTAGGCATCCCTGCTATATCTTCAGATTGATGTTTAAATCCACCTTCTTCTTTTAAGTTTTGAAATACTCCACCTTCTTCTGGTTCAAAAAATTCTATTTGTTGTTCTAGATTACTTTTAGGTGTAGATTTTTTCTCTCTAACAACTTTCATAACCGGTTGTGGTTCTTCTTCATAATAAGAAACTTGCTCTTCTTTAACAGGAGCACTAGGTGCTGGTGTTGGTCTTGATATTTGACCTGCTCTTATAGCGGCAGTATTTTCTTTTAAAGAATCTAAAATACTATTAGCAGTCTTTTTTAACATAAATGCTTGAGCTCCACGTGTAAATATATCTGTACCAAAGTAATACAATAATAATTGCTCATCGGTCATTCCTACTCCACGCTTCTTAAATACTCTTATTAAAGGTGGTCTTACTTTATCTCTAAATTCATCATCAACTTCAAAAGCACCTTTGATACTTGAATTAAATTCTTCAGCAAAATCTTTAACTCCTACTACTCCATTTTCTACCGGAATATTAATATTAGGGTCAATTTCACCTTCTGCAATTAATCTATCTAGTTTTGATTCACTAATTTGTGGTACTTTACCTAAATATTCACAACCTTTTGAATATAAGTCTAATGTCATTTCTGCCATCATCTCAGCTCCCATGGTTTTTTCTTTACCATCTAGTTCGCTATAAGACTCATTAAAAACTCTAGGTTCTTCTTTTTCTACTTCTTGTTTGTCATCAAAATCATTAAAATTAGGTGCTTGAAAAGTAGGTTCTTCTAATTCAGCAACTACTTCTGCATCAGAATAAATTTTATGATTAGTATAACTCCTTTTTTTTACTGGTGCATCTAATGGAGAAAAATCATCCATAATTTCTGGTGTTTCAAATTCTTGGCTCATGTTATTTTAAATTTATTAGTTCTTTGTTAATTCCGTTTATTTTTTCAATTATTTTTATATCTGATTTATGATTAGGGTTTAATTCTTTAACTTCTTTTCTATAAGAAGAAACTAGATTTACTGGTTTTTTCAAAAGAAAAGAAACATCTGAAATATCTATTAATAAATTATCTGTAAAAATCATTGCTGTTATTCCAATTGCATATCTACGATTATTTTTTCTAGTACGAGAATAAAAATCTGATATTGTAATGTCAAAAATATCACATACTATTTTAATAATAGAATTGCATATTTCTTTTTGTTCATTTGATATTACATTAAATTTTTGTCTTGAAATTTTTAGAATATCTATAGTTTCATCAACCCCTAGATAATCTATAGTTTTACTCATTTCTAAAAAAACGTTGGAGATATTGTTGTTTGTTTTTTCTTGGTTCATTTTTTTTAGTTTTTCAAATATACATATTTTTTTATAATCCCCAAACTAACATTAAAGCATCTCTTTGCTCTTGATTAGTTCTTTTATCAAATCCAGTTATCTGTTGAAAAAATTCAGAATTAGTTTTAGACCTTGTTGGTTTTATTTGCTTATAATCTAATCCTAGATATTCACACATTTCACAAATCTTTTTTGCTGTTTCATGATTAGCACCTATTCTTTCACCTATTTTTGAATTATAAGCATTAGATAAAGAATTATTTTGATGTCTATTACCTCCGTTTAAAAATCCACATTCTATATAGACTTCAGTAGGTATATTGTCTTCTTTAGAGTTTTCTCTAATGTTTTTTAATTTTTCATATAATTCAAAAAAAGTTAAATTATATAAATTAAATACTTTACCACATCTAATAGCACAACCTGATTTAATAGTATCTGGGTCAATACCTACAAATACTTTTTTCTTAGATTCCATATTTATTTGTAAAAGCTTTATGTTTTAATATCTCTTTCCCGATTTGTTTTGCAAAATCATTATCTGTAGTATAATGTAATCCTAAATGGATTCTACTTATAGCTACATCTTCGGCCATGGATTTACAGAATTGAAATTCGTTTGGAAATTTATTAGCAATTACATTTAACACGACATAAGCTTCTAATGCATGTCCTGAAGGATATGATGGAGTATCTGCTGAAAAACTATTAAAAGGAAACATTGCTAATTTGTAATATTGAGCAATCTGTTTAGGTCTTGGTCTTTGATAAAAGTATTTTAATTTTATCAATAATGGTTTGATGTCATCAATAATATCCAAAGTAAGATGCTCAACATCAATGCCTTTCTGTTTAAAAGCAGATATTATTGCTTGACTTAAAGACCTATCATAAGATTTGAATCTGGTTAAATACAAAGAGTTTTCTTGTTCTAATAACATTTCTGTCATATCAACCAATTCATTTAATTCGTCTTTAACCAGTTCAGAATCATTTTCAGGAAATACTTCTCCTTTAAGTTTTATAAATAAATCATCTACAATAGAAACTTGTTCAAGAAATTTCTTTTGTTCGATTGTAGGGTTTCCGTATGTTATGTTGTTTAAGTCCAATGGTTTTTATTTTGTTGCTGTTCCTAAAGCTTTACTTTCAGCAGCTTTATTTGCTTCATCTTGTATACAAGTAGTCATAAAATTTGTTTTAGCTGTTGCAGCGGCTTCTGCTGAAGCAAATTTTGCAGTTGCAGATTTACTTGACCAAGCACCTTCGCAAAGTGTAGTAGCTAATTTAGTTTGAGCATCTGAAGCCGCGATTAAGTTAGCTTTTTCTTCTGCAATTTTTGTTTTGTTTTGGTTATATCTTTTGTATAATAAATAACCACCGGCTATTGCTACGCCTAATAATAATAGATTTTTAGTTTTCATTTTTTTTAATTTAATTAATTTTATTTTGGTAATATTATGTTAATATCTGGTGGTTGTGGTAAAGAATCTAATGGTTCAACTTTATTTTGAGTTGTATCACTAAAAATTATTTTTCCACTTACTGGCTTTTCATAAGGATTTTCTTTTCTAGGTCTACCATTTTTACTTGTAAAATATAAATATGCTAATCCAATTCCAGCTAATGTCAATATGATAGTTCCTGTTTTCATATTAAATTACTTCTTTTTGCATATTGACTAACGAACTTGAAATTTCACGTTTAGGACTAACAATTGGTGTTGGTTTTGGTGCCGTTGTAACTTCTGGAGTGGTTGTTGTAGCTGGTGTACTTGCAAGTGCTTCTGCTCTTGCTTTTATCATAGCTTTTCTATTTTGGTCATAAAAATAATAACCTAATGCTCCTACGATTAATATACCTACTAATACTCTTTTGTCTTTTAAATAATTTTTCATTTTATATTTTTTAAATATTATTAATTTGATTTTGTGCTTCTTCTGAACTTACTGTTTTTGCATCTATTACTGATAAATGTAATTTACTATATATTAAATAAGTTACATAACCTAAAGCTAATACGCTAGCTCCTATTATTGTATATCTTAATGGTTTATTCATAATTTTATTTTTTAATTCTACCAAAAGGCAATAATTTACGAACTCTATTTATATTTCCTTGAATGTTGCTTAAATATTTTGTAGGAGTTGATAAAGGGTCATAACCTGCTTTTATAATACCTTTGATTTGTTGTTCAGGAGAAGTTGTTGTATCTCTAGCGGTTTTATATCTATCTCCTAATAAGACATCAATATGTCCTTTAATACCAGCATCTGCTGTAGGCCATTTTGCCCATTTAACTCCATTTCCTCCTGTCCAAGAATCAGGATGAACATTAGGATTATATTTCACTCCAGCAAAGTTATTTCCATTAACTGCTTGATTACTTCTACCATATCCACTTTCATACATGGATTGAGCAATTACTCCATTATAGAATAAATTAGTTCCTTTAATATACTTTTCAAATATTAATCCGTATTTACCAATAAAATATCTAACTTTAGTATCTGCATCAACATAAGCATCAAATGTTGCTTTTGGTAAACCATCCAAATAAGTTACCAAATCTGGAGTTTTCATTGCTTTAAATTCTGCTTGTGTTTTTACTGTTGCCATAATTACATTTTTTTGTATTTGTTACCTAATGCTTTTTTCAAGTTAGCATCATGTTCATCTACTTTTCCAGCTAAATTATCAAACTCTTCTCCAGTTACTTGGTCATCTAATTTTTTGATAGCTTTTCTATAATAGTATATTCCATAAAAACCTACTCCAATTATAATAACGCTTATTAAAATGTCTTTCCAGTTCATTTTACCACTAGTCATACTATCTATTGCTCCACCTTCAGCCATTTGCGGTGCAGGTGCTGGAGTTGGCGCTGCTACTGGTGCAACTACTGGTGCTGCCGCAACTTCTGGTGTTGCTGTTCCTGGTGCATTCGTATCCATTTATTTCTTTTTTAAATTAATTAATAATAGTGCTAATCCTAAAACACCAGCTAAACCAGCATAAACGATTTTATGTTGATTAAAATTTTCCTTTACATTGTTAATAGTTGTCTTGGCTTTATTAGAAACTGGCCTTGTAAAAGATAATAAAATATCTTCTAATGGTTGAGCTGTATCTAATAATTTTATTTTTTTATCTTGTAAATCTTTAGCTTCAAAAATTTGTGTTTGAAAACCTTGATAGCTTATTTTAAATTTAGAATTTGGTTCAATTGAATCATTTTCTAATTCAAAATCACCTTTAGCATTTGCTATGGTTCCCATTTTATTAGCTAATTTACCAGTTGTTATAGTGATATTAGCTAATTGTAATGGTTCATTATTTGAATCTACTATGTTTCCATTTATTTTCATACAGAACCACCTTTAATTCTTTGAATAGTATACCAGTTTACAATAGCTCCTAAAGTAAATGAAATAATTCCAACTACTACAAAAACTGTTGATAAATGTTGATGTATCTGAGAATTTACTTCTTGTTTTACTTTAGCGTCTTCTTTACTAATTTCTTCTTGCATAATAATATTTATATATAAAAGCACCTATTACAATAATTGTTACTGCAGTAATGCCTATTTTTGCTTGTTTTGATATTGCATAAGGTTTATTTAAAATATAAAATTGATTTAATCTATTTAACCAACCTTTTAAATTTCTAGGCTGGTTTAAATCTTTATATTTAGTTGCTCTAAAATTATTTAATTTCTCAAATAAATCTGGAGTTTTACCTTCATCATCTAATTTATTTACAAAATTAACCATATCGGTCATACTTGTAAGGTCTTTATTATAATTGGTTTTAAAAAACTTTCTTAAAAATGGTAATGTTCCACTATAACCATCAATATTTCCTAAACCACTTCCCCAAGTCATTTCTACAAATGTATTGGCTATTGCTTGATTATTAATTCTATCACCTTGAATAGAATCCCAAAATCCAACTTTATAAACTTTATTCCAAATGCTATCCGGCATATTTAAAAATCCACTGCAATTAGCAACATAACCGCCTTTTGAAGCTAAGTTTTTAAATGTAATCCATTGAATACCTTTATTAGTATGATATGGGTTTCCATCTTTGCCGTTTCCACAATTAGAAGGGTTTTTACTAGCAGTATCTGTTTTAGCGCTTGATAATCCACCTTCTGATTTTTTTATGAACGGAATTAAATTCTTATAATCTGCCATTTACCAAAGTATTTTATCTGCATAATATCCAGGGCTTGATAAAACATGCCTATCTTTTTTATGTCTTTCTTTATATAGCTTTCTTCTTTTATTAGCATATCCTTTATCATAATAACCTTTCTTTTCTTTTTCAAGATAAGTAGGGTAATCATTCATTCCTCTTGCACCGATTGAAGCTACTTTTTTACCATTTTTAAAAACATCAATTTTTTTAAGGATATTAGAGGATGGTTTTATAACCACCCCTAATTCCTTTGCCTTTCTAAAGCTATATGGTAAAATCTTATAAGCCATAAAATTTAATTATCTAGAAAGCTTACCACCATAAGGACAAGGATTATCTCCATATCCACCGGTATATATTGTTGTACTACCGTCAGAGTTTTTTCTTTTACATACAGAAGTATTTCCAGATAAATTAGAATAACCACTCATATTTGAAGAATCACTTGATGAGCTTTTCTTTTTATTAGCTGCGATTAATGATAAAGTTATCGGTATTGCCAAAACAACTAATGCTCCGTAAATTAAAAAATTTTTGTTTTTCATTTTGATTTTTTTTAAATGTCATTACTACCTATTATTTTTAAAGTAGTTGATAGCCCCTAAACTTCCTACAAGAAGAACACCTCCTATTATTAATCCTAAAACGCCAAAACTTTCTTTTTCTTCAGGTTTTACAATTTCAACTTTAGGTTCTTCTGCTAGTTTTTTCGCAGCTTCAGCTTCTTTAGCTTTAGCATCATTTTCTTTTTTATTAACAAGAGTTTCTAGTTGTTCAATAATACTTGATTCAAGCCCATCGATGTAATCTTTAGATTCTTTTAAAGTACTTTGAGATTCTTCTGTTGGATTTTCTTCATGTTCAACAAAAGCATCGTCGTAACTATCTTTTAAAGTATCTAGTTTATCAATCTTGTTACCTAAACTAGCTGGTATTTTTCCTTCTAATTTCTCTAATAATAAATCTATTTTTTCCATAATGTTTATATTTTTAAGTTTAATTAATTTTACAAATGTAATTAATTATTATTTACAATAACTATTTAATTATTTGATTTTTTTTATACTAATTTGTTTTTAGTAAATTTTGTAATATTATTATTTTTAATCCATTCTTCAAAAAGTTCTTTATTCATAGTAGGTTCATCATATACTAAAATATATCCTTCAGATTTCCAAAAATTTAAAAAATCTACTATTTTATTCTTAAGTCCACAAGTAAGAGAATATGAATCACTAGGTGGTAAAACTCCTAAATCTAATCCTAATTGTGTTCTAACATATCTATTATTTTCTAGTTTAAATAACTTCGGATGGTGTTGTTCCATTGAATTTGCAATCTGTGCATGATATTCAATTTTATTAATAAATTCAAAAGAACAACTTTCAATATTTTTATTGTCTCTAGAATAAAGACTCCATAACACATATTTTACAGGTTTATCTAAATGTCCTCCATTGACCATTTTTTGATTTGTTTTTTTTATTTCAGCTGTTGCTCTTCTTAAAGCGTCATGCCAACTTTCACCTGGTTTACGTATTTTTTTAGCTAATTGCATTGCTCCACCTCTTTTATCATCGGTTTTATTTTTAGTAGTTTTAGTAGTTTTCTTTTCAACTTTACCACCTGGCATAAACGAAGTCATATCTACTTCTGATATATTAATTCTTTTTGGTACTGCTCCACTTCCTAATTTGTTTAAATTCATTACCATTAAAGTATCTCCTGAATGGTCTAAAACTTGAACTATTTCTCCATTTTTAAGAGTTACTTGTTTATCATCTAAATCTGAAACTTTATTATTTGAAACGATTGATTTTTTACCAAATAATCCACCAAATGCTTTTTTATCATAAGTAGCTTTCATTTTTCCAGCTATCTTATTTCCAACTTCTTTAGCTTCTTTTTTATCATAACGTTTACCATAAGTTCTCTGGTACTTTGGTTCAACTTGCTTTCCTTCAAAATTTTTAGCTATAGCTTTTGATTTTCTAGCAAAGGTTATGTGTTCACCACCTAAATTCATTTTATTTCTTAACATCTTAAAATCTTCAGTATCTAATTTACCATTTTTATTCATGTCAATTTTAGATTGATTACCTTTTAAAGCTCCGCCTCTTTTATAAACTGAATCCATAAAACCACCGTTATGATAACTTAACTTTTCTTCTTTCATTTTAATTTGATTTTGTAATTTTTCAATTTTTTCTTCAACTTCATTCATTTCACCACCATATCTATTAGCATCAGCATCAGACCAATCTTTACCTTTTTGGCCTGCTTCATAGTCCATTTCTTGAAATAAGTTTCTTAAGTCTCTTTGATAGCCTTTAAGTTCATATTTTAATTCACTTAAATCACTTTCCATATCTTCTCTTCTTTGACCTCTTATTCCTCTAGGTAAATTTGATTTTATTCTATCTTTAATGAACATTACTCCATTTGATTGTAAAGTTTTTAAACCAAACATTCTTTTATCTGTAGTATAAATTATACCATCTTCTACTTTTGAAATATAATAATCTTTATTTCTATAATTAAAAGTAGCTCCTTTTACAGCTCCACCTCTTTCGTAAACATTATTCATAAAGCCACCATTTTCGTATTCAAAATAAGTTTTATTTGCTATTTTAATTTCATTTCTTTTAATAAAATCAAAAACTTCATTTTTAGTATTATCAAAAAACATAGTAACTAAATTACCTTTTATTGAACCTAAAGGTTGACGATAAGACCAATATACAAAGTTTAAATTATTTGCTTTACTATCATTTCTAAGTAAATTTTTAACATCATCAAAATCTTGGTCTTTTGATAAAATCATTTCAACTTCATCATTATTTCTTAATCCACCACCATCTTCATATTTATCATTTACTTTAATACCAAATTTTTTCATTACTTGTTTTAATTCTTGATAGTTATAATTTCTATCACCATAATTCCACCAAGTAGCATTATCACTTTTTGATGGATTTTGAATAGTACCTGAAGTTATATTAACATAAAATTTATCATTTGTTTTTTCACTATCATAACCTTCTCCAATAGTTAAAAATCTTTTTGGATTATTTTTTGATTGTATTTTTAAAACATCAACTTCTTTAAACTTATCAACACCTATTAGTTTTTTAGTTTTATCTAGTTTAATGTCATTATCTTCTAAATCTTTTGATTTTGATAATTCTATTATGTTTTTCATTTTATTTTATTTAGGTTCCATTTTAGTTCTCATTCCTGTAGCTAAGTTAACAAATACTATTTTACCATTAGCATCTTTTACTTTTTGGTATTTTCCAAAAGATTTTACAATAGTATCTCCTTCATCTAAACCATGTTGATATAAATTACCACCTTCATGGTATTTCATCATCCCACCTCTTTTGTAAACAGGTACATAAGCAGGAATACCTTCATTAGCAAACATTTTAGCTGGATTCATTGTAGCATCTTTAATCAATTGTTGATTTGCAATCATTGCTCCAGATTCAGCGTAAACGCCATCCATTAAACCACCATTATGATATTTAATAATATATTTATAAAGAGGTTCTTTTGAATTTACATTAATATAAACATCATTTTTATAATTTTTAATTTGATTTAAAACTTTTATTACTTCTTGTTTATTTTTTGGAAACCCAGGTACTTTATATTTACCAGCTTTTAAAAGCCATGAAGGTAAATTATCAGCAGATATATACATATCAATATCATCAAGCATTTCTTGAATATCTTTGTTATTATATTCTATTTTTCCATTATAAGTTTCTACAATTATTTTTTTATTGCCAATTGTTGCACCTCTTTCGTAAACACCATCCATAAAGCCACCGTTTTCAAACAATTCTCCACTTGATAAAGCGTTAGTTTCTCCAACTAATCCAGTATAGTGTGTTCCTGTTTCTCCTGTGAAATTATTTGAAAAAACTCCACCTAAAGCAAATCTTTTTTCATCTTCATTCATATATTCAAAAGCGGCTGCATTATGCTTTTCAGCTATTTCTCTTGCGCTTTTTCTATTATATTTATAATCCATATCTTTAATTCTCATTTTATTATCATCAGATAAATCAATATCTTCTTCCATTCCATTAGAGTTACCTAGCATCATACCATCTTCTGCATAAGCACCACTCATAAAATCTCCACCATTTTCTAGTTTTGGAAAACCTTTTGGGTAATTAGGTGCTAATCTATCTGTTCTATTATCTCTATACTCGTAATAAACATTACCATTTTTAGAAACTCTTCTTCCTTTAGGTTTTGCTCTTCTTACAGAATCTCTAGGTAAATCAGTTCCACGTAAACCTTCAAGTTCTTTATGGTTTTTAATAAAAGTTTTTAATTTTTCAATTTCACTTTTCATTATTTTAGTAGCGCTTTCACCATCTGCTTTCATTTGTTTTCTAGCTCTTACTAAAGCATCGTTCCAGCTTTCATCTGCTTTACGAATATCTTTAGCTAATCCCATTGCAGTTCTTTTAGGTGCTTTAGAAGTGGTTTTTAAAGCCTCTGGTGTTTTTTCTTTTAACTTAGAAATAATAGTATCTAGAGAAGTACTTATTTTAGCATTTAAGTCTTTATCTTTACTAGTAAAATTGTTTGTTTTATCTTTTATTTGAGATAAAATTCCTTTTTGAGCATCACTTAATTTAGTTTGGTCAATTTGATTAAATTTTTGTTTATTAGTCATAATTATAATTTTTTAGTTTTTAAAATGCATCATCTATATTATCTAAAAATGAAAATGCATCTTCTTCTTTTTTAGGTTCAGGTTTTACTATTGTTTTTCTTTCTACTTTTGGTTTTTCTATTATTATTTCTTCATTAATTATTTCTGGTTCATTATTTGATAATAAATTTACTTCTCTATTTTCTGAAGTACTAAATTCAGAATCTCCGCTTTTATAATAAAAAGTAGTTTTTGATTTACTATCGAATACATAAATCAAATCAGAAAGTCCCATATCTTTATCTTCTTGAGATAATGGAAAAGTAAATCTATCGCCTCTTCTAAGATTTGATAACCTTGTAATTCTTTGTTTTCCATTAATAACAACAGTATTTGGTTCAACTACATTTATATCTTCAATTACTGGTTTTAAAATTTCAACTTCTTTTTGTTTTTTAGTTCTTGTTTTAACCGCTTTGTTTGAGTCTAAATCATTTATATCAATTCCTATTAAAGATTCTTTTTCTAATTCATTTAGTATGCTTGCAATAAGAATCTGTTGTTCTTTTGGTATCTCGATAACTGGCAAAGCATCAAACGAATTTTCTAAATCTTTAATCATAAAAGGTCTCTCGTTTTTATCTGAATATGCTATTTTTATAAGCATATTTGATATTTCTTTTAAACTGCTCATACTAATATTATTTTACCATTAGCGTCTAAATCTATTTCTATTAAATTAGATTCAAATTCCAATCTTTGTTTTAAATTATCAAACTGCTCTACGCAATTCATTTTTGACCCATTTGGCTTTATACATTTAATATTAACTTCTGAGCTTATTCCATTATCTGGCTCTAAAGCATAAGAAGTATATTTTACATAAATATCGTTAGGAGTTAATAAATTATATAATAATTTTAAATCCTTTTTTTGTCTTTTATCATAAAAAGCATAACCACTTATGTAATCATGCATAGTCTGAATTTGTTCTTTAGTAATTTTTACATTATTTTTCATATTATATACTATCTAATGAATCATTTAATAAATTAACTTTTTGTTGAAAACTTTCTTCTTTTTTATTTTTTTGCTCCTTTGTATCTGAGTATTTACCTGAACCTACTAATTTATATTTTTCAACTAGCATAGAAATTACATAAGTTCTAATTAAATCTTTAATTTTTTTAGTAGTATTAGGTATTTCAAATAATTTTTTAAAAGTAACATCATCAATAAATCTTTTATAAATGCTTTTTATAAATTCTTGCATTGGTAGCATTTCAATAGCTAAAAAATCCATATAATAATAAAAAGTAAAAAATATTTCATGAATATTTTTAAAAATATCAGCATAGTCCATATCGCTATCTGCTTTACTTCTACTAGCAGTAGGTAAAGCAAATTGAAAATTATTATTAATTACTTTAGTATTAATAAAGTCTTTTTCTTTATTTACTTCAGACCAGTTTTTATAACGTTGCATTATTTCATTCATATAATCTCTATGTTCATAATTTACATCAGTAAATGAACTACTAGTATCACCTGTAGCATTTGCTTGAATACCTTCATTTTCTACAATAATTTTATGAAAAGCAAAAAACGAACTTGCCGTGTTTGATTTCGACAATAAAGCAAATATTCTATTAAAAGATAATTTTGTAGACTCTTCATAATCTTTAACAGGTATTGACACTGTAATTTGAGTATTTTTATCAGTACCTAGACGTAAAGCACTTAATCTTGATTGAATACCAAATTCTTCTAACGCAGCACAGATTAAATACGGAGGCCATAACATTATAGCTCTTGTAGAATCATTTACTGAAAGAAAATTAATAGGCATAAAAATATCTACATTTTTTACAGAATCATCTTTTTTATTGTAAATTAAATATGATTTTTTGTTACTAGAAGCATATTTTAATCTAATATCACCTTTGCCATTAAATACTTTATTTTGATTGTTTAAATAATAAGTTAATATTATGCCGTCTTCATTTGGTTTTAATAAACATTCATTTGAAAAATAATTAAAAACTTTAGTTGCTCCTCTTTGTCTTTTTTGACAATCATAATCTTTTCCATTAATAGAATATTTAAAAAAAGTAAAATCTCCAATAATTCTTTTATTGACATTATCAGGATTTATAACTCCAGGTTCTAATTTTACAAATTCAAATGGGTTTTTTAAAACTCCTTTTTTAATATCTTCTTTTAAAGCTTCTGAATAAAATTCAATAGGTCTATATAAACCTAAACTAGCTAATCCAAAATCAAAAACTCCTCTTTCATCTTCTGTAATTATTATTTTATCATTAGTGAATAAACCACCTAAGTTAATAAGCGTTTTAATATTTTCTACTAAAACTTTACTTATTTCTTTTATTTTAGTAAAAGTAGAATCGTCTTGATTAATAAAATCTACATAACTTTTAAAATTTCTAAATTCAACACCACTAACATTAGATAAAGCTGAAGATTCAACACTTGATTTAGTAGATTTTTTTCTGGTTATTTCTATTAAATCAAAAGCATCTTCTAAATTTTTATATTGTTTAAACACAAAACCATTTGTACTCATAGAATCATAGTTTCTCGTAGTGTTTTTTATAGTTGATAATGACCATTTTTGGACAAAATCAATAAATGGTAATTGTCCAGACTGTTTAATAACTTCAAATAAGTTGCTTAAATCCATGTTTAAAACATTTTATTGATTTCGTCTAATTCTAAATCAGTATTTATTTTATCTAAAGGTAATTTATTTTTTTCTTTAACTATTTGTAACCATGATTTATAATCTGTTTTTGTTTTTAAAATATCTGCTTGTTCATTAGTAAATAATGTAAAAAATTCATCTAAAGAGTTTTCTACTGTTTTAACTGTTGAGCTTTGAACTGCATTTAAAACTGAATCAATAGGAGCTGGAGTAAATGAAATATCAGCAACAGTTTCAATAGTTTTACTATTTCCACCTGCTTGTTTAATACTTCTAAAGACATTATAAGTTTTTTGAACAGATAACATTAAACGAACAGAAACGAATGCTTTAGCTGTAAAACCTTCTTCTTGAATTGTTTTTCTTAGTTTACTTAAATATATAAATATAAAAGCCCATTTTTTATTAAGAATAGTTTCCCACTCAAATTTCTCATCTACAAATACTTTATATGTAGAGCCAGCAAATCTATCTTGTAAAGATAAATCCTGCTTAAAGTTAGCTTCATATTCAGCGTCTTTAGTATTTAGTAAACTATTACCTGTTGCCATGATAAAACAATCACCTCTTTCTATAATATCTCCTTTAGCATTTTGAATAGTAGCAGGTTCTCCATTGCTATTGTATTCACCAACTTTAGCTAAAGCGGCATTTAAAATACCTGCAGTATTAGGGTCTATTTTAGGTAACTCATCTAATAATAAAATACAACCTTTTCCCATAGGACTTCCATCTGGGTTTAAATTTCCAAATGCTCTAACTACTTTTCCTTCTTGATAACCATCAATTGTTTGACCGCCTATTAATTCTAAAGCAGAAGTAAATTGATTACAGTTTACGGTGATAATATTCCAGCCTAATAAATCTTTTAAATCTCCAGCTAAAAATGTTTTTCCTGTTCCTGCACCACCATATAAATAAACATTATTTCTTGCTAAAATATCACTTAATATTTTTTGAACAAGAGGTCTTTGAACAGAAGGCGTAAGAGTTGTTGTAACTACTTTAGTTAAAGTTCCTTGTTTAATTGTTAAAGTTACTTTAGTAGGTTGATTATTTAATAAACTTTTAATGGTATCATCTAAATCATCAAATTTAATTTTATCTGTTTCAATTTCTTCTCTAACTATTCTTTTAACTTCATCTTCATCTAAATTAGATGCTTTTTGATTTCCAGATAATAAAGCAGATAGTTGAATCATTTTTTGAGCAACTACGTCGCCTTCAAATTCATCTTCCATTTTCTTTTTAGCAAGTTGTTGTAACATTGGATTATCTGTCTCAGATGCAATATCCATTAATTCTTTTTTAGTTATATTTTCCATTATTTAAAAATTTCGTTTAATAAATCATTTATTTTTTGTTCGTTATCTGTTCCGAATAGATTTCTATTACCTATTGCGGCTTTTGCTAATTGTTTATTTTTGAATACACTTTTTATACTATCTTTAGGCGTTGATAAAGCTTCTTCTATGACATTAAATCCCATATCATTTTGTATCTGCTGAGAAGATTTTCCTTTTGAAAATTCATCTTTTATTTTTTTTAATAATTCATCTAAATCAAGTCCTTCATCATCAGCTTTATTACCAAAATCTCCTTTTTCTCCATCTTTACCTTCTCCATCTTCTCCATCTTTACCTTCACCATCTTTACCATTTTGGTCTTTACCATCTTGGTCTTTACCATCTTGGTCTTTACCATCTTTGTCTTTACCATCTTTGTCTTTACCATCTTGGTCTTTACCATCTTGGTCTTTACCGTCTTGGTCTTTATTATCTTGGTCTTTATTATCCTTATCTTGTTCTTCTTCAAAAGGATTTTCTACATTTTCAGGTACTTCTTGAGGCTCTTGAGGTTCTTCTGGCTCGTCTTTCGGCGGCGGCGGATTTTCACCTTGAGGCGGAGTTGGAGGTGGTACTCTTAAGATTGTAATATTATCTTCTTCAGTGTCATACTCTATAAATGAACTTGGTAGATTTTTTTTATTTTCCATTTTTATATTTTTTATTCTTGAGTACTTAATGAAATATCTGCGTTTTGTTTATTTTTCAAAACACGTAAAGCTTCTTCTTTTGTTAATTTTTTGACAATAACTTTAGTACCTGCTACTTCAGTAACAATACCATAATCATCTTTAACTCTAATAATATCGCCTACAACAGGTGGTATTTTTACCTTTTTTGGAGGTGGTTGATTAGGTTGTGGATTATTAACTTGAGGAGGCGTTTCTTTAAGTTCTTTATAAATCATATCTTCAAAAAATAAAATAGCATCTTCAAAGTTTTCTTTGATTGTTTTATTTTTTGTAAAAAATTCTTCATAAATAGTATAAACTCCATTTACTTCTTTAAATACTTTGTAAGGATTAGTGTTTACTTGACCTACGTAAGCATTTGGGTTGAACTTTACCTCTATGTTCATACCTGTAGTTGTATTAGTTAACCTATAAATTACTTCATCAGGGCTAATTACTTCTGTGCTTTCTGTTAATTTACCTTCTTTATATACGAACATATCCTCCTTTATTAAATCTTATATCATTGAAAAAATTAAAATAGAAACTTCTTCTAACTGTAGCACTTTTTATTTGCGTAGGACTAAAAGTTAAATATTCTATATCTTTTATAAATTTACTTCTATCACTTATGACTTGACCATTTGTATCAAATACAGGTATATCTCCATATTGAATTAAAGCATCGTAACCAAAATCTTTTATAGTTTCTAATAATGACACATCATTACGGACATAAACCCATATAGGATGTTTAGCTTTCATATCGTTTTGAATTAAACTTAAAACATTATTACTTGGTTGTATTTTAATACCATAAGCTATAGTCATATAGTCAATAAGGTCTTTATAAGTTACTTCTAAGTCCAAAGGTAATAAATCTATTGGATTTTTTATATTTAAAAACACTTTATAAATAAATGGTTCATAATCTGCTGATGGTTTTGGCATATTTGGAGCATCGCCAGCATAAAACTTAGCATAATCTTCATTATTAGCAAAATAAGATGCAGGAAATGCTGTAGGTGGCTCAAATGAACCATAAGGTCTCACGACTCCTTGACCCATATTAGAAAATTGACCAAAATTAGGTATATATTTTCTAACTCCATGGTAAAATATTTTAGGTTCTTTAGTTTCTTCATCAATCATCTTAGAACAATCAAGATAATTATTAGTTTCATAAGCTTTTTCCCAGTCACCAAACCATTTTTTAAATTGAGGTGTTCTGACATTAAGATAAGCATTCATAGGTAATTTACTTTTCTCTCCATTAGGAGTTGGTAATTCACAAGCTGGTTCTAATGGTGCAACTGGGCTTTGAGTACTCTGAGACCAATAATACTTTAATAAACCTTGAGGCGTAAAAGTTTCAAATTTAAGAGATGATTTTTCATTTGGTTTTATAAATGTTTCATAAGTTATTTTTTTATTTAACCTATTGATTTCTTTTAAAATAGTTGCTTTTTCAACAGCAAATTTACTTTCTTGAAAAGAAGGCAATAATTTTTTAAAGTTTTCTAAATCTTTTCTGTCTTTTATTAAATTATCATCATCATATATATTAGTACTATCTTTAAATACTAATTTATCTAAATCAGCTGTAAATTCATTTTTAGGTTGATTTGATTTTTTTTCTGGTATTTTAGTTGATGCAGTTGACTGAGAAGTGGTTCCAAACAAATCAGCTTCTGTTATTTCTCTACCAGTTCTATTATCCCAACCAACATATTTATTTTTTGTAAACCATATATTATCAATATTATCTTTATCTCTTATTTTTCCTTTTATACCTATATTATCTTTCCAACCAAGTTCTTCTGCTTTTTCAACTACTCTTTTAGCTAATTGTATATCACCATTAATATTTATATAAGTACTAGTTAAATCTGTAATTAAATTATTAGAAATGGCTGAACTAGAACCATACATATCTTTATATGGTTTAAAGTTTCCTGAATTAATTTCTGCCCAAAAATCATCACCTTCTTTAGTTCTGCTCCAACTAAAAGCTAAATCAATCTCATCACTATCTCTACTAAAATTACGTTCTTTTTTTCTTAATAAAGCTAATTCTTTAATTGGTTCAGGCAAATCAGATATTTTACCGCTAAAATTAGGTATTGAATCTGGTATTAAATCAGAAGTAGTTGGTTGCGTTTTTATTACAGGTTGATTTATATTTATAAATGAAGCTTTATTTTTCTTCATATCTTCAACTAATAACATCATATCAACTTCTGTTATTTCTACAGCAGGGCTATCATTAAAAGTATTTCTTGAAGTTTTACGTAATATTGAATTATATTGAAACGTTATCCAATCTGTAACAGCGTAACCATCTGTATTTATTATTTGAGAACCATTAGTATCTGTTAAACCTAATTCAAAAGCTAATTCTTGTACTTTTATAAATAAATCTTTTTTTCCACCTATCCAAATTTTAGTGTTATCTAAACTATCTACAATGCTTCCAGAAACAGTTGGTTGCGTTTTAATTGAAGTAGTTCCAAAAACATCTGCTTCAAAAATTTCTTTTTCTGGTTCGTTTTCAAAATATGATATAGCATTAAAACCATAAATTCTTTTACCTATATTTTTAATAGAAACTGTAAAAGTTAATCCATTTGCATTAACATAATTATTAGTACCATCTTCATTTTTAAAACCTTGAGCAAAAGCTAAATCTTGTATTCTTCTTGATAAATCAGGATTGTTTTCTACCCATATTTTAGTATTATCTAAATTAAATGGTTGATTAGAAACTACTGGTTTTGAAACTGTTTTGCTTAAATTAGGAGTGCTTGTTCCAAATATATCTTCAATGAATATTTCTTTAAGATTTGGTCTACTATCAAAAGTAGTTCTTAATTCTCCGTAATTTATAGATTTATCTTTATAAAAATATAATGCTGTGGCTTTATCAACAGATGTTGTTTTAACACCAGATGATGGGTATTTCCAACCTAATTCAAATGCTCTTTCTTGAACTGCTTTAGATAATTTAGGGTCATCTCCAATCCAAATTTTAGTATCACTTAAATCTGTTAATATGTTATTAGAAGCGCTTTTAATAGTTGCTTTAGGAGCATTACCAAATATTTCAGCTTCTGTTATTTCTCTTTTAGGACTATTATCAAAAGTAGAAGTAGAATTACCGTAAGAAATACTTTTCTTTGTAAAATATAAATAATTAAAAGAACTATAATCTAAGTTTTTACCATGATTATTTTGCCATTCCCAACCATCATCAAAAGCTTTTTGTTGTACTCTTATTGATAAATCTTTATCCATAAGAACTTTTAATTTAGTATTTGTAAAATCAAAAGCTTTAGCAAAACTACTAGTTACATTTACACTAGTATTAGGATTAACTACTACTGTTCTATTTCCACTAAAAAAATCAGACCAATCATAATTTATTGCTTGATAATGATTTTCTTTATCTATTTGTTTATATAAATCAGTTGGTTTACCAGTAATTGGATTAAAATAAGTATTTGTATTTCTAGCATCTTTAAATTTTAATTTAGTAACACTACCTTTGTTATTTATTCTAAAATAAAGCCAACAAGGTTCTTTTTTATCAATAAATATTTCTCTAACATCTCTTAAAAAATCTTTATAGTTTGTATATACTTTTCTTTCTAAACTAGTTAAATCATAAGAAGTATCAGTGATAATTATACTTTCAACTTTAGGCAAACCTGGATTACCACCTAAATCAAAATGTTTAGTTACATTTATAGAATCGCCTTCTAAATTAGCATCATAAGGAGTTAAACCACCTTTAGCATAAATACCTGTATCTCCACCAACTCTTCCATCTGCTTCAACATCTAACATATCATTATAGTTGTTTAAATCTCTTGCAGGTGTGTTTCCATTTTTGGCATCTCTAACTAAACTTTCTTTATGAACTTTACCACCATGACTCATTTTTAATTCATGAGAATCAATTTTAGCGGCTTTTCCACCCATTACTGCAGAGTAAACTCTAGCCATTGCCCATTGTTCTTTAGAAGTAACATTTTCTCTAACACTTTCATGGTTAGTTTTAAAAGCTCCAATTCCTTTATTATATATTTCTTGTAAACCTTTTATAGAAATACCTGTATCTTTAGAAATATCTTCTAAATCATGTGATTTATCAACTGGATATTTATATTTTTTATTATATTTATCTTTATATGATACATAACCACCATCGTGAAACTTTTCACTTTCATCAGTATAAAAAGTAGGGCTTTCAACTAAATGGTCTTTTACAATATTAAAATGGTCTAAATAAGTTCCTGCATGAATGCTTTCGTCTTTCATGCCTAATTCAACTTGTTTATCTAATTCTTCTAATGTAACATTATGCATTTTAGCAATATCTTCTAATGACATTCCTTTTGATAAATGACCACTTAGTTCAAATTTATTATCATCTTCATCATATTCACAGCCGCATTTATTTATTTCTTCAGCAATTTCTTTATCAGACATCATTTTGCCACCGTAATTGTAAGTTCCACCATTACAAAGCATTTTACTTGAAACTTCTGCTCCATCTTCTGCAAAAGCAACTCCACCTGCATCATGATTAATTTTAGATAAAATTTCTCTATTAGTCATCATTTTACCTTGAAATTGTCTTTTTGATTGGTCTGCTAAAGCCGGTGCGGTAATAATAACTTCTCCTGTTTGTACTTCTATTGGTTGTCCTGAAGTTTTATCAACTCCTTTTATTCCACCTTCTTTATGTGTTTTACCTACAAACCAACCACCTACTTTGCCATCATCATATATAATTGTTTGACCATTTCTTTTACCTACTAATACTCCACCTTGTGGTGAATTTTTAGCTTGTTTTTCTGTTAAGTCTATTTTTTTTGCCATTTTCTGTGTAGTATAAAAAGCAAATATATGTATTTTTTAAATATGATTATCAATATATTATAAATAATAACAATTTAAAAGTTGTTTTAATTAAAAATTATTTAGATAAAATTGTGTTTCTATTATTTTTTGTATTATATATAATAATAATTATAAAATAAATATATTTGTACGTTAATATATTAATTTAAAACAAAAAACATGTCAGATTATTTAAACATCAAAAGTCCAAATTGGCTAGGTGGAGTTAATGTTCATAACACAATTACAATTGCGTTATTAGTATTAGTAGCTTACAAAGTTGGAGCGTTCAAAAAGTAATAGTTTACTTTTTAGAAAAGACAAAGCCACCTAATTGGTGGCTTTTTTTATACTTTGTTATCAAATTTTTATTTTTCTAATAATTCAATTCTAATAATTAGAATATTTAGATAAGCGTTCATTACTTCTAATTGTTGTTTTAAAAGTAAATGGTTTCCATCTGACAAGGTTTCTACTTTATCTGAATTTAAAAACATAGCTAACTTTGTTACTTTGTCAAGCAGTTCTTGTTGTTCTGCTTTTAATCTGTCTAAAAATGTAGTTTCTTTAATTAAAGAGTTTCCTTCTTCAAATGCTTCCGAAGGCGAAAAAGATTTGTAGCCATCTTTGTAAATTACATAATATCCACCTACTTGTGGTTTATGTTTATGCAAATAATCTCCTTCAACTTTAAAAGGTGCATAACCTTCTTCTTCTGGAGTAATAATTGCACTACCATCGCTTTCTCGATTTTCTCCTTCTCCATCTCTAACAATTGATTTAATTTTTAAAGCCCAAACTTCTTTATGACTTTTGTACTTTGGCATTTCTATTGATACTGACATAATATTTGTAGCACTTATCCTTGCAATCGGGTTCTTAGTTGTTTTATTTTGCTAATTTATCTATGATAGTTTTAAATTGTCTTGCTATGTCTTTCCATTTTAATTTTGAAACTTTATTGTAGGCATTTTCTATTTTTACTTTAACCATATCTTGAAGTTCTTGTTCATCATTTTTTAAATTATAAGCAATTTCCATTAAAGTTTTTACTTCTCCACCTGAACAAACATATCTAACTTTTTCATAATCTTTAACGAATACCATTGGTGTAGAGTAAAGAAAGTTTAATGTATTTTCACCGTTATTAGTTATTTCTGTTATAGAAGTGTGTTTAGGGCAAATTACAAGAGTTTTAGTTGCCATTGCTTCAGTTATTGTTAAACCCCAGCCTTCGGCTGTAGTAGTAGTTATAAAGCAATCAAAAGAATTATAAATTTTATTTAATCTACTAATATCAAATCCTTTATTTTCATTATAGTCTTTTGGTGTAAGTACATCTATTCCAAATCTAAGTCCAAGTCTTTCGCATAGTCTTTGAATATTAATACCTGCAGTATCTAAAGGATTACAATGTAAATATAAAATAGAATGTACAGGTTCTTTAGCGGTATTTTTAAAATACGCAAATCCTAAAATAAGAGTTGCTAAATCTTTTCTAGCTGAATTTCTGTTTACTGTACCAAAAATATAAGCATCTTTATTTTCTTCTCCATAAATACTAGCTTTTATTTTGGTTTTTTCATCTTCTTCAAGAGGAAAAAAATCAGAAGTGTTACAACCATGAGGTATTACTTTTACTTTTTTAAATATTGTAGGAGAAACCATTCTTTTAATGACATCTTTAGCATATTCAGTGTAAGTTATAACTTCATCAAATAAATTTAAAACTTGTAAATCACTAACTCTAGGTTCAGAATCAATAGGAAAATAAACCATTGATTTAAAAGAAGGCTTGTTATTTTTTTTCTTTTCTACTTTTACATTTTTAAAATGTTCTGCAAAATCATTAAATACTTCAATATCATTTAAACAGAAAACTACATCCCAATCATTATTATATAATAATCTTAAAAATTGTAATCTACAATAAAAATCTCCTTTAGGGTCTTTTTCTTCTACTGTTGTAGCCGCAGGTATAACTAAAACGTTTTCTTTATAATGATAAGGTTTTTCAGCTGTATCATTAATTGCAAATATTACTGTTTTAAGTTTTGAATCATTTGACCATTCATCTACTAATTCTTTTGATACTTTAGCAAATCCAGTATCACAGCCAAAATCAGCATACATTAATAAGTTTTTTTCTTTAATCTCGTTTTTTATAACTTTCATTATTTTTTGTTTTAAGTTTCTGGTGTAAATATAATAAATTAATCAATTCCTTCTTCTCTTTTATCTGATAAACTCATTACGTGATAAGTTGGTTGATTTTCAGATTTTAAATTTTTTCCATGTATTGACATTTGCTCTATTAAAGACCAATCATGACCATAATGTTCATTGTGTTTAGGCATTTGCTTTAAAAAGTCAGTTTTTATAATTAATTCTGAATGACCAATATGACCATATTGCAATTGTGCGTTTCTAATTTGGTTGTTTGGTACAACTAAACTATTAAAATATACAAAGTCTAATTCTGTATTTTCTATTGCTGATAAATAGTTTTCAAAATGATTTGGTAATATTACATCATCATTAGCAAAAAATATAAAATATTTACCTTCTGCATTTTCAATGTTGTTATTTGTAATTACATAACCATGTCCACCTTTATTTTTTGGGTTGTTAGCTATATATAAATCATTTCCTCTATTACTGCAATCTGCTCTTAAATCGTTGAAATATCCACTTTTCAAAAAATCTTCCATAATAGGACAACCATCTCCAATAACTAATGCTTCCCAATCATTTGCAGTTTGATTAGCAATACACTCAATTGCTCTTATAGTACCTTTTCTTCTACCAAAACAAGGCATTGATAATGTTAGTCTTTTCATTCTTTTATAATTTTTAAACAATATTCCCAATCTTGACAAATGCTATTTACTTCTTTACCATCAAATTTTAATTTCTGATAATCGTTTTCTTTAATATATTTAGCTGGATTGCCAACATAAGTTCCAAAGCATTGAATGTTTGATTTCTTTGTTACAATAGTTCCCATACCAAGCATTGCAAATCTGCCAATTTCAGAAAACTGATGCAATATTGCTCCAAGGCCTAAATTTGCAAATTGTCCAATTATAGAATGTCCTCCTACTAATACATTACAACTTATGGTTACATTACTTTCAACCATTACATCATGTCCTAAATGTGAACCTCTTAACATTATACAATTATTAGTTAATTGTGTTTTTCTTTCGCATCCAGCATTAATTGTTACATATTCTCTTATGATATTATCATCTCCTATGCAAACACCTTTATTTGGCTTTCCAAAATATGCTTTATGCTCTGGCTCACTTCCTATAACTGCAAAAGATTCAATAGTGTTATTGTTGCCAATAATTGTTTTTCCAGTTATTACGCAATAAGCACCAATCTTATTTCCTTTGCCTAAAATAACATCTTTGCCAATTATTGCAGTTGGATGAATGTTGTTATCTTTATAAATAGTATAAATATCTAAACTTCCGTTAATTATATTGTTTTGATTTTTGTTTTGTTCTGGCGTTGTGTCTTTCATGATTAAAATAAGTTTTTAAATAATTTGTAAATTGAAAATATAATAAAAAAAACGCATAGCCACGCTAACACTTCAATAAGTGCTTTATCAAATTTTTTCATAATTTTATTCTTTTATATATCCGACTAAAATAAATTTTCCATAACACCATTTGTAATATGGTACTTGATTTTCTTTCATAACTTATTTTTTTAATAGTTGATTGATTTTAAATTTAGTTTCTTTTGGAAAATCATTTGATAATACCCAATCTAAATATTTTTTATCTTCTAAAATAGGTTTATTAATTAATTTACCAAATGACCAACATACAACTCCATTTTCATCTATATAAGTTTTACCTGAAACATCATATCTTTTTTTACTTCCTTGGCAAAAATCATCTATTTCTTTTGCGGTGATTTCATCTTTACCATCTATTTGATGAAATAATATTTGTAAAGTAGCTCTAGTATCATTTAAAGCATCATGAGAACCTTCTAAATCTTTTCCGGTATATCTTTTATAAACATCAGCAAGTTTATTCGGTCTTAATAATCTTTCGTATTTTAATACATCTATTAAATTATATTCCCAATCTAAAAAAATAACAGATAATCTAGCATATTCTTCACATAGTAAAGGAATATCAAAGTTATTAGAATTATAACCTGCAATATCACAGTTTTTAAAAACCTCGTATATTGTTTTAGCTATATCACTAAAAAATGGAGCTTTTTTTACCATATTATCAGTAATACCATGAACATCACTTGCTTCTTTTGGTATAGGTATTATAGGATTTACTAAAAACTTATTTTCTTCAGTAGTTCCATCCATATTTAATTTGACGTATGCTAATTGAACTATTCTTGAGTTTATTATATCTGTTCCTGTTGTTTCTAAATCGAAAAATACGATTGGTCTTATTAGTTTCATGGTTTTTGTTTTTTTATTGATTAAATGCTGTAAAATAAGTTTCTTGATGAGGTTCTCCGCCCCATTTATTTATATAGTTCTGTCTATATTCCATAAATCTACTATTTAAACTAGGGTCTTTTGCAATAGTCATAGAGTTTCTATAGATTTCTGGATTAAGTATTTCTGAGTAATACATTTTTATATTTAATAAAGTCATTCTTCTCATATAATCATTATCATTATAATAATTAGGAAAATTATCTTGGTCAAATAATCCTACTTTATTAAAAGTTTCTAGTTTTAATATAAAGCTTGACCAATTGCAAAATGAATTATAAAATCCATAACCTTGATTGGTTTCTAAAAATAATTTTATTGTTTGTTCTGTTTTACCTAAATAAACATCATCATTTAAAATTAATACATCTGTAGCTTTAACTCTACTAGCATAATCCATTATTACATTCCAGCTTCCACTTACATTTAAGTTTGATTCTGGTCTATAAATAGCAAATTTATTTTCTCTAGTTAATATTTCTTGACCTCCATTGTCAATTATAAAAATTTCTGTATTTTGAAAATCTTCAAAATATCTCATTAGTGCATCATTAAGTAAATCTGCACGGTTAATTGTTGGTATTCCAATTAAAAGTTTCATTGTTTTTTAGTTTTCTTGTTCGTATGCTTTTTTACATTCTTTAGAGCAATAAGTATTACTACATTCTTCTCCACAAAATTGACATTCATTTTCTAGTCTTTCAGGTGGGCTTTCTGTTTTCCAATCGTCGTAATTCATTTTTAAATTCTATTTAGTGATATGTTTTTACAAAATCTAATATCTTGATTGCTTAAAGTCCAAATTTCACCATTATTCATAGCACATACAAAAAGTAAGTTATGTTCTTGAGAATAATCTATAATACAAAAAGCGTAACCTTCCATATCATCAGATATTCTATAAATAGGTAACATTGGATTTAACTGTAACATTTTTTAATAAATTTCTCCAGTCTCCATATCAACAGTAAGTTGAATAGATTTTTTTTGTGTTATTTGTAATTTTTCTATAATTGCAGAAGTATAATATTTATCTTGATGTTTTTTTGATTTTATAAAATAATCAATTTTAACTATATCTCCTTTTTCTAAATTTATTTGTCTACAAAGAACAATAATAGATTGATAAGCAATAAAAGAAATAGGAAAATAAGATTCTTCTTTTTTATGCATAATGACTATTTGAGCAACATTATCTGCTACATCAATTATATCCATTATTTTCCCTTTTGCTACCATAAATTATTATTATAAACAAAAATAATTATTATTCTTAATACTTTAACATTTCTATATTAATTTTTTGTAATAAAGTTATTAAATCTACTTTTGTTAACCATCTATTAACTACAAACTCTCTAGCATTCTTTTTAATGACATCTTCTTTTTCAAATTTAAAATCTGCAACAGTTTTAAAAGAATGATGCTTAATTACGCTTTCTAAAGCTTTTTGTTTTTTTTGCCTTTCATATTCTTTTTTTCCAAATTCCATAGCTTCGGCTATTAGTTCTTTAGATAACTCTACTAGCTTATTATGTTTTATAAAATTGTATATGCTATCTCCTGCATCTTTATAATACAATCCTTTTCCACAATCTTCGTAAGCAATAGATAATAACTTTTTAAAATTTACTATTCTCTCTTCATTAGATATTGGTATAACTTCTGTTTCTTGTACTTTTTCTATTTGTGTTTTTACTTTAAAGACAACTTCCATTTTATGCTCTTGATAAGCTTTAAGTACTTTACTAATATAAATTGGAGATAGTTTACCGTAAGGTTCTGCATCTGTTTTAAGATTACCTAAAGTTATAAGATTAATACATTCTTTTAAATCATAAGCGTTAAAAGAAGGAAAATGTTCTTTAATAAAATTAGCTAATGTGTTTAATTCTACAGCTTGCGGAGTTTCTACACCTACATAATTTGACCATCTTACTATTAAAGAATTAATAAGCATTAAATCTTCTTTAGTAGAATAGTCTTTTAATCTTTTACTAGTCGTATGTGCATTATATAAATTTATTTCCTTAGAAGTAGTGTTTGGTAATACTTTAGTTATTGAAACCGAGTTCTGTTGCTTTGATAACTTGTTCATAATTGTCTTCTTGTTTTGTTTTTTCTACTACTAGTTTTTCGTTAAGATATGATTCGAATTTATTACCAAATAATGTATTAGGGGTTAAATAATCTTCCATTTTAGTTCCTTTCCATTTTATAGTTTTTACTTCAATAACTTTAATAAAATCATCAAATTCGTAACCATCTTTTAATCTAGCATTAATATTTGATATTGCTATTTTAGAATTTGCTTTGTAACTTTTACCTGTGCATTTATTTAAGTGGTCAATTACTAATTCTATTATCTCTGTGTTATCTATAGGTTTTGGTTTTTCTTTTTTAATCTGTTTTGGCTTTTCAATTATTATTTCATTTTCTAAAATTTCTTCTTGTAATAATTTAACAAGTATTAAACTATTTCTTTTTCTAATAAAATAATGTGTTTTTACAAAACTTGGAAATATTTTTAAACCATAATCTACTATTCTATAATAACTGCTTTTAGGAATTTTTGGTGGAAGAAGTAATTTAATTTCTTGAGTTTGTTCTCCTGAAAATTCAATTAAAATTCTCATCCAAGATTGATAATGATTTGAACTTTTGCTTCGCAAATGTTTTATGAATAGCAAAATTTCCATAATTATTAATCTTCAATAAGTTCATCATAAGATACATTAAGTGCATTTTTAATTTGACGTATCGTGTCTACATTGTAATTAAGTCTTTTGCCATTTATTAACTCATTTAAAATATAAATACTAGGCGCTTTACCATTATTGGTTTTTATTATTAATTCTCTAAAATCTTTTTGAGTCATTCCTCTTTGAATTAAAATCTTATGTAACTTAGTTACTTGTATTTCTATCTTTTCCATTTATATTTTTAAAATTTGAACTGCTTTATCAAAATTTTTTGTTGTAGCAAGTTCGTTATAAGTTTCAATAAAATTTTTATTGCCATCTGTAAATAAATAATTATTAATCTTTACTACAATAGCATCATAGTTTATTGATTTGTTTTTTACAGAAATTTCATTAGCTAGATTATGTACTGCTTCAAAAGTTACTGATTTAATTGTTTTCATAAGGATTGTTTTTTAAAATGTAAGTTGTATAATCTAAAGAGCCCCATAATTCTTTATTTTTAATAGACTTTATTTCCATGCCTCTTTTTTTTAATTGATAAATTATAGCACCTAATCTATCTATTCCATAAACCATTATTGCTGTACAATAAGTTATTTTGCCTTCAGAAATTAAATGAGCTCTTACTAAATCAGTATCATTTGTATAAAATTCTAAATTAAAAACTTCATTTTCAATTTTTTCTCTTTTTTTCCTACGTGTCCTTTTTATAAAATTAAATTTATTTTTAATTTCAGAAAAATACTTTCCTATTTTTTCATGCTTTTCTAAAGACGGAGTTTTAGTACTTAAGTCTGTTAGATTTTGAACTGTTTCAAATTTTTGTTTTTTGATAATTTGCTTTTCTGGTTTACTTCCAAAAATAGCTTTAAAAAATTTCTTGATTAGTGACATTGTTTTTAAGTTTTAAGGTTAAGTTATACAAATCTATTAAATTATTTTTATAATACAAATATATCTTTTAAAATATTTTATATTTTTTTTATTTTGGTTTCATTTAAAGCTTCTTCTACCATTTTTCTACAATTATCAGGGACTATAAATACAAGTACAGCCTCTAATGTTAATCTACAAGTTAAATACTTTTCTTTAAGCATTTGGTTTTCTTCTTTTAGTTTTTCTAATTCTTCGTACATAGCTTTTATTATTTATCGTATTCAATATAATCTAGACCCATAAAAATTCTACATGCATCATCAAATAATTGTATTTGAACTTCTTTTCCTGTTTCACTATCAATACAGTTTACTAATTGATATTCATAACCGCTAGTTGATTTACCTTTTGTTATTTTACCTGTACGGTAAAAACGTTTAGGTTCATCTGTTGCGTATACTATAATATCAGTTGTATCTCCGTCATTAAATATAACAGTTACAGTTGCATACTTAGCTTCGCTAATTTTATTATTTACATTTATTACATAAGAAGTATATTTTTCTACAAATGTTTTTTGTGCACTACAAAGTATACTTATTAATGCAATAGAAATAATGAATAATTTTTTTTTCATTTTTATTTTTTTTAAGTTATTAAATAAAAATGCTCCTAAACAAATAAATCATTTAGGAGCATTCTTTTTTTTATTAGTATACTTTAGGAATAGATTCTAAAATGATTTTGTATGCGTTTAAGTTCTTTCTATAACCTGAACCAACCATAATGTTTTCTAAAGATTTTACAGCTTTAACATCATCATGATTTGTTTTAAAAGTAACTGCGTTGAATAAACCCCAAAGAGTGTTTCCATGAGATTGTAATTCAGAATCTAATATGTTATTAAATCTAGTTAGCTCATTTATTTTTCTTGTAGAAAATTCATCTGTCTTTTTTTGAAAATCTTCTTCTTGAAAACCAAATAAATCAGCTATTACTTTTTTAGTAACTTTATTATCTAATTTTACATCAGCCATTCTTTTGTAATTTTCCATTAAATGGCTTTCTGATTGTAACATTGTTTTTATTTGTTCTCTAGCCACTCTAACTCTTTCATTAGCTGATGCACTATGTCTAAACTTATTTACGTCTTTTAACGCAACGTGGAATGTGTTTTTACATACAACAACAGTATTAGTTAATCCATATCCAATAGAAGAAGAACCGTCATGAGAATTTAAACTAGTTAAATATCTTTTAATAGTATCATTCGCAACTACTTCATCTTTTAATTGTGCTTGATAGTATATTTTTTTACCACCAGATAATTCACCACCTGTAAATTTTTCAGTAACATCAATAGATGCTTCGATAAGATGCTCTGCTAAAGTAGAGTTTTGCATTAACTCATATTGCTTACCTACTGTACCTAACCATTTATTGTTGTCATTTCTAAAAAGACCGAAAGACTCTGTTAAGTAACCATCACCACAAACTAAAGGTTTTTTGTTTACACTCCAATTAGTGTTAGTTTGTTCTAATAAATCAAAAGTTTGATTAAAAATTTTTGTTTCCATAATTGTTTTTTGTTTATTGTTAAAGTTTCTTGAGCAAATATAATAAATATTATTTAAGATATAAAATATTATTTAAAATATTTTATATTTTTAATATTAAATTAACTATTAAAGCAATTATAAATATTAAAGCTAATGCAGATAATACAATGTTTGCTTTTTTCAAAAGTGCTATTAATTCTTCTTTATCTTTTGGTTTCATAATCTTATTTGTTTTTAAATTGTTCAAACCATTTATTAAATACCCCTATAAGAATATTGTTTCTACCCATAGTATAAGCATCTTTAACTATTACTTCAACTTCTTCCTCACTATAACTTCTTTCTTGTTGCCATTTAGCACTTACTTTCATTGCAGTAATAATAGAAGATGGGTTATATGTTTTTTCATCTTCAAAATGTTTTTTCACAAATTCTATACAAAAATCTTCAAGTGTTTCTTGTTTAAGTTTAGAATTATGCCATCTTAAATTTGATGGTATATCAAGTTGTTGTTCTAACTCAAACATTTCTTTTTCTAAATCTTGTTTAGGTTCATAATAAGTTGGAAGTCTAACAATAGTTGGTTCTTCTTTTGGAATGATGATTTTGTATTCCATATAAGTAAACCATTTGGCTTCAATCTCAACCTCCTCACAACTTGGATTCTTCACAAACCATTCTAAAAACTCATCATCAATAGCTTGTACACCATCTTTAATTAAGTCTTGGTCTGTTGTCATTATTACTAATTTACATTCAGACAAATCAGTTAAATAATTAGGAAATTTATTTAAAATAAGTCCACTTTCCAACTGCCATTTACCATCGTGTGGTCTTACATCTTTAATTTCTTCATTAGA